GTGTCCATTTGTTGAATGCTGTAGTCAACATACTTTTCCTCCATCTTGAACTCGCCCCTCATTTTTTCGAGGTCGGTTTGGAGTTGGAACATGGATAACTCGTGCTGGCGCTCGTTCTTCTTGTCCAAAAACTTCAGGACTTCAGGGGCAAGCCTGAACAAACCGCCGAAGATGGAGCCCAGGAGGCCGCCGCCAAGTAGTTCAAACATGATTACCCTTAGCAGTTACGATGTCAGCGCCCTTTTTGACCGTTACCTTGCTGCCCTCAACATCCACTTGCATAGGCGGTTCGGCACGGTCCAACTTGTCCAGGCGGGTGATAAGGTCCTTGATAACCTCAAACTCGGGCTTTTCTTGCTTTGGCGCGGTTCCGGCAATACCGTTAAGCATTTGGATCAAGGCTGTCAACGAAGCGCCTAGCAGGCCCATTACAGCGGCGATCTTCTCGCCTTCAAGGAATAACGATGCACCGACACCGACGAGCACGATCAGGAAGATATAAAGCAGCCCATCTTCGCCAATGGCTTTTCCTGCTACTTCTTTGGCCGAGTCTTGCGCTTTAAGCTCTTCAAGCCGGATCTTGGCTTGCGCCTTAAGAACCGCTAATTCGTGGGTCTTATCGTCCATCAGATACCCAGCAATTTCTTAACGAACATGGCCGCGACACCTGGACCAAGCAAGACGGCAGCAATCGTGATGTACAGCAGCCACTCAATGTGGCGCATGCGCTTGCTTCCATCACCGAGGCGTTTCTCGATGTTCTCGTAGCGTTGAGCGCAAACCGCTTCATGTACCGATAAGCGCTTGTCCAGGTCGTCGCTCATTTAAGCAGCCTCTTGTTCCTCGGTTGGCACTTCCTGCAAGGGGGTCATCGGCGGCTTTGCAGCCTCCTGCATGCCGTCGATTAGTTGATAGACCTCTTGGTACGGGCGGGTACCCAGGTAGCCAATGATTTGATTCGCGAGTTCGATGGGAATATGAAGTTTCATGCAAACCTCTTAAGTTGGTTGATAGGACTTACCGGCGGCGATGGCTGCGTTGATGGCCGTTAGATTACGACCCGTAAACCATTTCTTTGCAATCATAAGCTCAAGATGCTCGACATTGCGCTTGATGCAGTCTTGACGCTCTTGCGCTGGTTCGTTTTGCATCCGAGTACCAGCAACAATAGCGTTGATGAGATCCACCGAGTCACCCATTGCTGAGAAGTGGCGGTCAAGCTCTGCTTGAGCGGGTACTTCTTGAATAAGTTCAGTCATGATTTACTCCGGTTAAATTGCGATCCAAGAAAGCGTAGGCTCGTCCCAACGATAACCTTTTTCATCGGTCGGGTACGGGACTGGTGGCTCCCAATTGAGCGTGCTTTCGTTAAGCGTCCATGAAGCAAAAGGCTTTGGCGGGATAAACGCATCGCGCTGGGCGTCGTAGGTATAGCCAATGCCAGCGAAATGCTTGCGGAAGCTGCCGTTGTAGCTCGTCTGTTTCCAGGCCTCGTGCCCGCTCGACCATGTCCTTAAAAAATCAACGCCGCGGGTTTCTTGCTCGACACCGTTCTCATCCAGTAGCTCGTTATTGTGGACGACGTGAACTTCGATCACGCGCCCAGATGAATCAAGTTTTGCAAAGTGCGCCATGTTTATCCCTATGTCGGAATTGTGAGCGTTCCGTTACCGGTGAACGTGTACACGCGCCTTCCGCTTGAAACGGAATAAGACGGTGAACCAGTAGTGTTCGCGGCCGGGTACGAATCTGGATACGCGATAATCGCAATACCAGATCCACCAGATCCGGAAGTTCCCCCCTCAGCGCCAGAACCGCCGCCACCACCTGTATTCGCACTGCCTGATTGTCCGGTGCCACTGCCGGTAGTTCCGTTACCGCCCCCGCCAGCACCACCGGTTCCCGCTTGATTGCGCCCACCACCCCCGCCACCACCGGCGTAAGTTGTGCCATTGATCAGAGCCGCACGGCCAGCACCACCAGTTCCTGGATCAGCGTTGCCACCAGCAGCACCCGCACCTCCGCCGCCCCCGCCGCCGTAGTTAGTCGGACCCCCAGAATTCCCGCCAATGTTTCCTTGTCCAAAAACAGCGCCAGTTGTGCCCGTGTAAAGACCCCCACCGGAACCACCGCTTCCGTCGCTGTCCATATTAGCCCAAAACCCCAAGCCGTGACCGCCGCCGTAGGCTATTAAATTGACAGTGCCATCGCTTGAAGTGATGGTGGTATTTGAACCACGCGTTATTAATGTTGATGTATTGCCGCCAGGACCGCCAGCGCCAATGGTTACTGTTAGCGGTACGTTTTGCTTTATCTGGCCAGTTGGTTCAAACATTCCACCAGCACCAGCACCGCCAGAGCCGCCCTGCCCCGCGGAAGTGACTCCACCGCCACCACCCCCGGCGACCAACAACGCATAAAAAACTACTGGCGTCGAAGACCCTGGCCAAGTCGAACTTAGCATTCCGACTTGCTGTTCATTTAACTTAAAGACCCCTGACGCTCCGGTTTGAAAGGTGGCGTTCTTTTTTCCTAAGACACTGCCGTTTCCCGGTTGCATTAGGAAATCTCCTCGTAGCTGCACACTGCCTCGAGGTCGCCGGATGCGCTTGCAGTGAGGCGCAGGCTATCGCCTTCCTCAAGGTAAATGTGATTGCTCAATATATCAAGCGCCGCGTCGGCTGGAACCACGACCGTATAAGCAATACGATAAGCAACGCTAGAACGAAACAAATCAACCGTCAGGTCGGCGTTGTTAGTACCGTCCACGTTACTGACGTAAAGTGAATTGACTTTTAGAACCTTACCGCTCCCCGCGCTATTGCTTACGATTGCGGTGGCAGATGTTCCGACTTGCTGAACTCCACTCTTACCGTAAATATAATTAGCAGCGGCAATATTTGGTGCAGCCATTTTCTTAAACTCCTAAAATTATCCAAACACTAAAGCTAAAGCGACAGCTTTAGCGGTTGAAACTCCAGCCGACCCCCAAACAGGGGGCAAACCTGATCCTTGAGAAACAAGCGCCTGCCCAGCCGAGCCATAGTTCGCGCCGCTCAATCCCCAAGCGCCCGTGCTGTCAATACGAAATCGCTCGGTGCCGTTCGTATAGAAAATCATTGGCCGAGAGCCATAGCCATACAGACCAATATTGGCGCTGTTTCCATTGATCTGAAATGCGTTAGCTGCATTAAAGTCAATAAACTGAACCAATCCATTGTTGCCATCCGACGAAGAATACATAATCAGATTTTTGCCGGCAGAAGTGGTTCCGAGTGTAAGCCCCCCGCCACCTAAAGCAGAAGGCGAACTCGTTCCAATCCCTACGTTGCCGGAGCTATTGGCCGTCAACACGTCAGCACTTGTAGCCCCGGAGTTGCCTACAGCAAGACGCACCGTACCATCCGGCGTGGATGGTTGATACAAGGTGAAATTATTAGTCGCTGTGCCGGATTGCCCGACTTGGACGTTGTTTGCTTTTACTGTAGACACAGTAGGCTCCTTATGTTGCTTGTGCGGCTTGATAGGCTGCGATTACTTCAGGTGTCCATGCTGCTTGAGCGATTGATATAACCTTGCTGGGCTGACCCGATAAATCCTGCCCCGGTGTTAAGGATGAACGATGGTATGTTTGTGTCAGTAGGTTGCCATCCTCAATGATGCGGGTGGCTTCACGGTAAAGCACTGTGCCGTTCTCAACAACAGTGATTTGGTCTACTACGGTTTCTTTGGTAATCATGTAAGTTCCTTTCGTTAGTCCGATCACACTAATCTGGTGTGATTAAGTGAAATACCTCAAAATAAATTGAGTTTCTTTCGTTGAAAATGTTGAATTGACAACAGCCCCGCCAGCATTGGTATAAAAAGTTGCAGTTGTACTGTTTTGAGCCAAAAACGAACTAAAAGTTGAGCTTGTATTTGTGTAACTTATTGAACCACCAAATCCTGCATCACCACTACCATAAGGATTTGCAGATGTAAAAGGAAGACCGCCAATAGCAACCCCACTTCCGCTTGCTGTTGATGGAAACGTAACCACAATATAACAAGTAACTTCTCTACCTATTTTTGTATAACGTCCTCTTGCCGTGGTTAGCGTTAACCCTGCCCCACTTGCATCGGTAGGCGTAAACGTCCCCTCCTCATAATCATCCAGCGTATTAGCGTCTGATGAAGCCGATTGCGTGGCACGGAAGGTGATACCTTGGTAATTTAATTGTGCGCCGTCGGTAGATGGCGAAGCTGTGTTGTATGCAGTAGCGGAGCCTGTTACAGAAATAGTACCGACTTCTGTATTTCCACGCTTAATACTTGCAATCGTGCCATCTGATGTATTGCGATTTAACATCAGGGCTTCTGATCCGCTAGAAGTACAGCCTACAGCATAGACTCCCTGAGTTCGGAGTTGAATACCGGCTGTTGAGTCACTTAATGATGTTTTTCCCACTAGCACGTTGCCGGAGGAATCAATACGCATTCGCTCGGAGCCACCCGTTGATAAAGCAACCGTATCAGCAGCAGGATAAAACAGGCCCGTGTTTGAGTCAGTGCCTTGGACCGCTGGCGTTGATGCTGAACCGTCAGGACCAGCTATGCCGGTCGTACCATTGATAGTTACGGGCATGATTAGTTTCCTTTGAGGGTTGCGATTTCAGCCTCTGCTGCTTGGAGGCGTGTGTTGAGTTCTTTAATGGCGTTGACCATGTGCCAAAACACATTGTCGGAGTCTACTGATAACACGCCGGTGGATTCTTCCTTGACGCAATCAGGACAGACTTGCTGAATCTCTTGAGCAATAACGCCGAGTTGAATGCCTTGCTTATCGATTGCATCTTGTGGTTGGAGTGATGGATCAACCTCTTCCGGCAGACGGTACTCAAAGTTGCGAACACGGATTTGGCTGATCTTGTCCAGACCCTCAGTGTTATCAACAATGTTTTTCTTTAAGCGCTGGTCAGACGTTGTTGACCATGAAGAGGAGTTGTTGCCTTGGTAAACGCCACCACCACCTCCGGGTTTTATAAAACCCGTACTATTTCCCTTACCTACTACGTCTGCGCCAATAACAATATTTCCACCATCAGTTGCAGCGGCGGCGACTGTTTTACTACCAATAAATACATTTCCAATCCCTGATGTGGTGGCAGCCCCACCACTAGGGCTATATAACCCTGCATAGGAACCTAAAGCGGTGTTGTCGCCACCGGTTGAATCCCTTAAAGCACCGTAACCAACAGCGGCTGAATTTCCGTTAGTGGTGATACTTCCAAGTGCGTCTTGTCCTACGGCTGTGTTTTGACTGCCCGATGTGTTGGCGTCTAATGCTTGATAACCAACAGCGGTGTTGTAAGAAGAGGTGTTGGACAGTAGGGCTTGATAGCCCATTGCAGTGTTGTTAGATCCGGCGGTGTTAGTATAGAGAGCACCATGACCAGTGGCGGTGTTAAATTCACCGGTAGTGTTAAATCGCAGTGCGAGTCTGCCAATTCCGGTGTTTTGTCTGCCGGTTGTGTTGGCATATAAAGCAGAACTTCCAACGGCAACATTATCGTATCCGGTGGTGTTGAGTCTGAGGGCTGTGTAGCCTATTGCGGTGTTGCCATCTGCGGTGGTGTTGGCGTATAAGGCTTCTTGTCCAATAGCGACGTTATTTGAGCCTGTGGTGTTACTGTAACCAGAAAACAACCCCATCGCTATGTTATAGCTACCCGTCGTATTAGCCGCTAGTGCTGCGCCACCGACGGCGACGTTTTGAGTGCCCGAAGTGGTGGCCAATAAAGCAGACACACCAACTGCTGTGTTGCTGCCGAGGGTGTTACTGCCAGCAAGAGCGTTATAACCGACTGCGGTGCTGTTGTTGGCGGTGGTGTTGTTAACTAACGCATTCACGCCGAAAGCGGAATTGTTGGCTCCTGTGGTGTTGTAGTACATGGCCTGACTGCCAACTGCGGTGTTGTCGGTGCCAGTGCTATTGGTTCGCAGTGTGCTATTGCCCAAGGCCACGTTGCGTGCGCCTGAAGTATTCGTACGAAGGGCATCTACACCAAACGCAGAATTGAAGAATCCGCTGGTGTTTGACAACAAGGCGTTAACGCCAAAGGCATCGTTGTAGGTTCCGCTTGTGTTGGCGTTCAGCGCTTGATAACCAATGGCGGTGAGAGTACCGGTGCTCATCGACCCGTACACCGGACCCAGTGTGGTAGGCGTGGCGGAGGAAGCTGTCGTTATGATGGTCCCTGCCGCAGCAGGTAAGGTCACGGTGTAAGTGCTATTCGTATTCGGTGCGGCTATAGTGACAATACCTGTCCCAGACGCATCACCCGATAATTTCAGTTGTGACATGTTATTTCCTTAGACAATAGTCCATGTTGATCCAGACGGCACCGTGACCGTGATGCCAGAACCTACCGTAGTAGGGCCAGGAGACATGGCGTTGTAATTATTGGGGATCGTGTAATTCGTCGCTACCGTCGCAGCCCCAACAAATAAACTATTGATCGCTACCATCGCTTGAGCCTGCAACTCGCCGGTGCTTGGCTTGTACAGTAAGTTGGCATTGCCAGTGTAAATCGTGCTTATTGATCCGGACGTCGCCGCCAGGAAGGCAGGATATACATTTGATGATGTCGACGTGTCATTACTAACGGAAATAGATCCGGCACCGGCTTGAGCCAGAAGCGTTACAACACCGGACGAGTTCTTGTAGTAGAGCTTGCCGTCAGCGTAGTTCAGTGCAAGCTCGGCACCATTAGCGGAAGAGGTAAGGTTCGCTGCCGAAGGAACAGCCGACGCCGTGCCACTCGCGTAAATAAGGATTGGGGTGTAGCCTGACTGTGCCATTTAGAATGCACCTCCGTAGATGCCTGTGGTTGCTGTTACCGTCGTAAAGGTTCCGGCAGCAGCCGTTGTTCCGCCAATCGTGGTGCCGTTAATCGTCCCGCCCGTAATAGCCACACTGCCTGCGTTTTGCGTCGACATCGTGCCCAAGCCCGAGATGTCCGTGTTGGGAATCGTAGCCGAGGCCGTGAAGGCTGAAGTGCCGTTGCCTTTAACGTAACCCGTTAAAGTAGCGGCTCCGGTACCGCCATTAGCGACCCCAAGCGTACCACCTAGTGTTAGGGTTCCGCTCGTAGTAATCGGGCTCCCAGAGAATGTCAGGCCCGTCGTGCCACCATCGGCAGAGACCGAAGTGACCGTACCGCCAGAAGAAGGGGTGGCTGAGATCGTGATGCCGCCTGCCGTATTGCTGATGCTGACGTTAGTTCCGGCGGTTAGCGTGTTAAGCGTGTAACCCGAGCCATTACCGATCAGCAACTGGCCATTGGTAGGTGTTCCAGTAACCCCGGTGCCGCCGTAACCAATACCAATCGTCGTGGCGTTCCAGGTTCCTGTCGTCAGAGTCCCGATGCCCGTTATGCCCGTGTAAGAGCCCGTCAGACGAGCCGTATTGAGCGTGCCTGAGGAGATGTTCGAAGCGTTAGTCGTGTCCGTTGTAGCCGATGCAGCAAGGCCAGAAACAGCAGCCGAAGAGATTGCAATCGGCACGTCAGTCGCAAGGGTTAGCTGCCCCTGAGCGTTAACCGTGAAGGTAGGGACCGTGGCCGCGCCGCCGTAAGAGTTCGCAGTTACCCCGGTATTGGTGATCGAGAACTGCGTACCGGAAAGTGTGAGTCCGGTGCCTGCGCTGTAGATCTGCGCGGACGATACCTGAACGAACGTGATCGCCGTCGTGCCGAAGGTAATCGTGCCCGAGGTATTGCAGACGTAGGTCTCGCCAGCGCCGGTAAGGCCCGAGGTGACGAAGAACGCGTCGCCTTCGCCTAGTGCGTTGGGGTCCTTGAGACCATAAGAGTCAGCGTCAGTCGCACGAGTAAGGACCCAAGCAGTAGACCCATCACCAACCGTCGTGACCGTGTAAACGCCGTTTTGCGCCGGGGCTGCTTGGTTATAAACCAGGATGCGATCGCCTGGGGATGCTGTAGGCCCGTCAGGCGCAAAAGCCGCCAGGGTTCCCGCATTGGTCAGTGTGGCTCCGACGCCTGCTGTGCCGTTGTTATAGGTCGCAGTCAGTGCGGTTGGCGCTTCATACTTAACCGGCGTGTGGTAGGTAATACCTGCCGCTGCGATCGTATCGACATAAGACTTATTGACGATGTCGGTCGCGTTCGTAGGCGCTGTACTGATCGTGCCCGTCGTGGTCGTGATCGAGGTAAACGTACCAGCAGCGGGGGTCGATCCACCGATGATTGAGTTATCAATCGTGGAGCCCGAGATCGTCGCTGCAATCGAGCCGCCAGTAATGGCCACCGAGCTTGCATTCTGCGTGGACATCGTCCCCAAGCCAGTGACGTCCGTATTGGGGATCGTCGCACTGGCGGTCATTGCAGTGGTGCCAGTACCCTTCACATAACCCGTGAGTGTATTGGCTCCAGTTCCGCCGCTGGCGACGTTCAGGGTGCCAGCAAGGGTGACGTTTCCTGTTGTCGCAACCCCTGGCGTTAATCCGGTAGACCCGCCACTGAATGACAACACACCACCTGCTAAGGAGAACTGCTGCCAAGATCCCGAGGTATAGCCCTCAAACTGAGCAAGATCTGCGTTGAAGCGAAACTGGCCGTCAATACCAGCAGGCCTTTGTGCTGTCGTCCCCGATGGGACCTGCACGGAAGCGGTTCCTGGGATGACCGGATTGCTTGTAATACTGATCGTTGGATTGCCTAGACCGCCGTCGCCATCAACGACCGTGATTTGATTGGCGGTGCCTGTAATCGTTACCAAGCCAGCGCCTGGGCCTACGGTGCGTGCAAGAAGGCCGGTGCCAGAGGAAATAACCGCAACCTGAGAGACAAAACCGGAAAGGGATAGAGTTGGGTTGGCCGCTACGCCATCGGCGTCAGATACGCTTAAACCGCTTCCAGAGACTGCCAAAGACCTCGGGGTAATGGTTGTGCCCGACTTAGTCAGAATGCCGTTACCAGCGGCCACCAAAGAGGATAGAGCACCTGCCGGGGAGATCTGGAGAGTGCCCTGAGCGCCCCCATCGGTAATGCTTAAACCGGAGCCAGCGCCGATCTGGCGACTCGAGGTGAGCAAGGGCTGATTGCCAACCGTAATGAACGGGTAGTTTAGGCTGATAGAGCCCGAGATGGCCGCGGTCGTGGTTTGTACCGTCGTGCCGTTTTGGCTGATCGGGACCAGTTCCGTGCCCGTTATTGGACCGGCTGAAGGTAGCTCAGAGATTCGCAAGTTGGGCATATCAGTCTTCCAGGCCGTCGATGTTGCCGTTTACCGGGACATTCGCCTGCTCGGGCGAGATGATCGAGGTGTTGTACGGGTTGGTGATCAGCGCGTCGTCCACCACGGTTAGTGGCGTATCAGGACGCGGCCACCGAAGCGTAATTCTCTCAGTTTGTCGGGCAGGAAGTCGATAGGGATCGAATTGATCCTTGCACCCCTCATCGCAAACCATTAGCCCAGGGTAATTTGGGTCCGAAGAAAGCTGAACGTAAGCCCTCTTCATGCTGCACCGACCGCATATTGCGATCGATAACACCGTATTGCCATGAGTGTCCAGGAATCTTGGCATTATCGTGTGTACATCGAAATGTTCGGCGCGAAGTAGATCGGGCTCTTGTCGCGCTCTTCCTGCTCGACGTCGTACAAGGCCTCCTTGGCGTACTTTTCAAGCATGAGGATGCGGTTTTCCTGCACGTCAGGAAGCTCGAGGCTCATCGCATGGGCAAGCATGGCCTGAATGGCCGGAAACCAACGCTGGGGGACCTCAATGGAGTCCTTTAAGGCCCCGACATCCTCGATCTGACGCTGCCGCCAGCAGACCATTTGCACGAAGCTATTGTTCGGAACCGGCCACAAGTAAACCTGGGGGTCCAACTTGCGATCAAACCAGAATTGCAGGGGCTGATTGCTTGGGAAGTTGCGGTTTGGCAGGTTCGTATAGTCGTCTTGGTTAAGCCTAGCCATCGGTATATCGGTTACCGTGGTCCCAAAGTAGACCTCGCGCATAACCAGGGTGCCTGATACGGCCCTCACGCGGTAATACTCAACCGATACCCCAGGCTCGATCGTGAACCATGTCCACTCGTTGTCCACCAAGACCGTCGATCCGGGGTTCTTGAGCGTGCTCCAGGTCGACCCATCGGAGGAATATTCGATGATGAGGTTGACTGTCGAGGAAGTACCCGGAAGGAGGCCGACCATCGTGACGTAGGTATCGCCCGTGTATTGAATGGCAATATTCCCGCCAGGGGAGGTCTGCGTGCAAATGGTGTCGGTATTCTCATCAAAGGCATTAGCAACCGTGCCACCAGCCGAGGACGTGTAAGAGCCCGAGGGCCTCATCGTCTTTCGGTAGAGCACATTGCGCACGTCCACGGTCCCGACAGGAAGGTCGTAGATGTACTGCAAGGCCTTCATGCCGATGATGGTCTGCTCGACGCACCAAAACTGAATCCCGCGGTTTGCGAGGTTCGATAGCAGGTAGTAAAGGTTTTGCCTGGAGGCGTTGACCTGCTCGACCGTCAGCGATTCGGCAAACTTACCGCTGCGACGAGCCCCATGATCGATGAGGCTTTGCGTCGTGATGACTGTTTGGCCTACCGTGCCCGATGTGGTCATCTTTACCCCTTAGCATTTCCAGCGCCGTAGGGACGCTTTGGCGCGTTCAGCGGGTCCCTTGGCATTATCCACTACCCCTTGCATCCTGGCGCAAAAGGAGCGCTTTCTAGCGCCTCCTTCGGGCTGTGGAGCCTTCAGGTTTGATCCTGTTTCTCGGTTGTATTTCGCTCTACCCTTGGCGGTAAGACCCGCGCCTTGAGAGACCGGAAGCTTCTCGCCACGGCCAACCGCAAGGCTCGGGCCACCCTCTTTAAGGCGTTCAGGAAGTTTTGCATAGGACTTTCCCCCGACGTTGGATTTGGTGTACTCAGACCCTACGCTCGGCTTGATACCGACCTTCTTAGCGAACGATGGGTTATGGGCCACCGCCTGCATCAGGCGGAACTGCTCCTTAGACTTGGCAGGCATTTAGGCCACCTGATTCATGGTAGCGATAACGGAAGGAATCGCGGGGTAAGCCGGTGATAGGCTGGCAGGCAAGTGCTCCATCGTCAAGGTTGCGACCGTTGGAAGCCATACGATTTCCGCATACTGAGCCGCGGTAAGCGATAGGAAAATATTCCAGGCTGCAACCCCATACCCAAAAATACTAGCCGACTTCCTCGCCGGGATCGTTACCTGGGTTGCAGAATTCGCAAGGTCGGAACCGTTTACGCGGAACCAGATCGTAACGTCTTCTTGCGTGTTCTCGACGTTTTTGAATTGAGCACTGAACTGGAGGTTATAAATCCCGGTCTTTGGCACGGTAATACGGCTATTGCTCACCACCGTAACACCGTCCGCAACATCGACTGAATTGAAAGTCATGACCGTCCCAGCGCTAATGCTTCCAGTCTGATCAAGGCTGCTGCTAAAAGCGCCGTAAGAGGCGTCATAAGCCCTAATGGTGTCAAGCGTAGCTTTTACGTTCGCACCGCTTTGGACCATGGGGATAAGCTCCGCACCCGTCAGGGTAGCGGCGGTAGGCATCGCGGAAATCTTTTGATCAGCCATTACGAGGCCTCCAATACGATCTTGCTGTTGTCTTCCTGAAGAACATAACCTGGGTCTGTCTCATCAAGAATGTAGAAGGTGGTTGTTGGTGCCGCACCATACATATCGACCACACCGTTATCGCCAACGTCCAGGCCCCAATCCGTGCCGCCAATGACGTTTTGAGCCCCTACGCCACGAGCAAACCCATCGGACGTATTGGCTTGATCAGCAACGCCGGTGTAGCCGACGATGCCCATCAGATACCTGCTTGGATGAGATTAAGCGTTGCGGTACCCGATCCCGAGTTCACCAGGACCTTGATGCCGGTTACCGGGAAGGCATAGTTGCCATCGGCATTGGCTGCCAGCGAAGCTACTGTGGGATGCGAGAACCAAGTCGAGAATCCCACAGCGGGATCGTCGAAGGTGTGCTGAACGGTATAGTTGACCGTCCCAGTTACAACGACACCAAACCCGACATTAAAAGGGCTGATGTTGGTATTCATGACCAGAGCGCTGCTTGAGCCTACTCCTGTCTTTGAAACGGATTGAACTTTCATTGCAAGTCCTTAAAGTAAGCGGGGGCCTTAGCCCCCACCGTTTCAGCACGCGCCGCCGTAGGCCTTCTTAGCAATCCGACCGCCCTTTTTGTGGGTGTCGGCAAGCTTCGTAATGTACGGAGGTTTGGTAGCAGGCACCTTCGGGTACTTCACTGCCTTGCCGTCGTCCTGAAGTCCGCCCTTCTTGAACTTTTGGATAACGCCACCGGTCGCATACTTCTCAATAACGCCGCCGGTTGCATAGGCTGCAACACCACCCGATTTAAGGCCTTTATGCGCCTTGGAAGCAGGCTTGTCCTCGTGGGACTTGAGTTCCTTTTTGATGCCTTTCATCTCGGCCATTTCGGCCTTGTGCATCGACTTGGACTCAACCTCGCCGCCCTTCTTGCGCATCATTGGACCGCGCATACCGCCTTTAGGCACGGTCATCTTGGGAGCGATACCACGACGTGCTGCCATGGGGATACCACGCTCTGAAGGCTTTGCAGCCGCAGGCATACCCATAGCGTCGGGCATCCCGCCCATCGCTTTACGTTGCACATGACCACCCTTCTTCAGCTTCAACTCCACTGAAGGCTCGGTGGTCATCATTTTCACCATCGGCTTGAACTGACCCATGATCCGCTCCTTATGCGAACGACTTGTAGACAATCGTCACACGGGCAGCGCCTGCACTTGCTGCTGTGCCGGTCTGGCTGAAGGTTACGGTTGCATAGTCAATATCGCTGGTACCCACGTTAGCCCAGGCACTGTATACGCCGGTCGTAGCGACCGAAGCGCGTCCAGCAGAGCCAACCGAAGTAGCAGCAACAAACGCCGCAGCCGACCCCGTCTTGCCTACCGTGACCGTGTTGGTCGTACCGGCATTGAAAGCAGTCGTCACGTCGATGTTGACATCAACGATCTGAGCGCCTGCGGGGAGCGTGCCAATGGTGACCGCGGCGGTGTCCGTATAAGCGATCGTTGCGGTGATCGCCGACAGTACGCCTGCTGCATTAGTCACATTGTTGTTGTACGCCATTTTTCTCTCCTATGAGGAGAGGGGCCGAAGCCCCTCGCCGGTTTAGACGCCAGGAGTACCGTACATGGCACGCGGGTCGGTCCAGCCGATGTCGTAACGCTCGGTGGCCTTGTAACGCATGGAGTCGGTTTCGAAATCACCTTCCATGGTCTTTTCAAGGGCACGGCGCATCATCAGCTTCATGCCTTCCGGTGCGTCGGTCTGCACCCACCATGCGGTAGGCGAGGTCAAACGGCTGATAACCGAAGCGCCCTCGGACAGCAAGCCAATCGATTTGATCGGGTTGATGTCGTTGTTCGCGGTACCAGCACGCAGAACGCTCTTAAGCAGAACTTCAGCCTGGAAGGTGTTGCCAGGAGCAACAACCAACTTCAGCGGGTTCAAACGGATCTTCTTGCCGTTGTTGTCAACAGCCTGACGGATCTGGATGAGCATCTGCTCGAGCGACGTTTGCGAAAGGTTCGCAGCGGTCGTAAGCAGGTTGCTGAAGGTGCCCGAGACGATTGGGTGAGAGGCGGAGTTCAAAGGAACGCCGTCGCCACCGTTATAGCCTGCGGTAAAGGCACGGTTGAGCACGTTGGCTGCCAAGGTCTCCTTGGTCTCGACGAGAGACTGTGCGAGGTGCTTAGCATAGACCTGACCAATCCGGATATGGTCGCCGTCTTCCACGAGCACTTTGGTCAGTGCGAAGGCCAAACCATAGACCTTGTACACATAGCGCTTGAGGAAGAGCACGCCGCCCTGCTGATATGTGACGGGAGTGCCGTCAGGCATTTCAGGGGCTGCGCCGAAACCATAAAGGACCGGCTCTTCGTGGTAGTTACGGGGGATACCGTTTTGCTCACGGAAAACGGTAGACCATTCATCGGCTCTCTGGTCGTAAATGCCGTCGAACGATTCGTTAAGGATCGGTTCGACAATCGACCGAAAGTCGGTACTGCGCATCGGGGCTGCCATGATCTAGCCCTCCTTAAGCGATGGTTACGGGGTAGGCCTTCGCCGAACCCGTGTAGATGGCACCGAACTGATGCTCGGCAATCTGGGCACGCACGATGACATAGGTATCGCCCCAAGCATTGTCGGGGTAAGGCGCAATGTCGATCACGCGCATTTGGGCGGAGGCGTTAGCTGCGGCAGCCGAGGTGCTCAGCATGCAAGCAGAAAGACCTGTGGTCGTGCTTCCGGCGGTCGTCGATGCAAGATCGTATTCCTGGCCGATCGCGGTTTGTGCGATGGTGGCGTTGGTCTGGATCTCATAAACGATGGCGGGATCGCTGTAGAAATACGCAACGATCTCGGTGGCCGAGGTGGAAGCAGGCCAGTAGTTGGAAACGCGCCGACGACCCGTGGTGTCGGTGAATTCCACGCCTGCGAAACAGCCCACAAAAGCGTCACCAGCAGCGGCAACAACGATAGCGCCGGTGCTGACGTCGATCTTGACAGGCTGACCCTTAAGAATGTTCGTCGCGTAGCCCGACGTAATGCCATTGGCAATTGCTTGCGCACGGTCCAACCCGGACGGGTGGAACGCAGGCCGCATGCCGAAGGCAGCAGAGGTAGCACTCATGTTAAAGACTCCTGAGGTCTCAACCCTGGAATACCGGGGGTCGAGTGGGTTGGTCAAAATTCATCCCGTCGCCCTCAACCATCCCAAGCCGTCTGCCGTTTGAGTCGCGTGCGCCTTGCAACTGCTCGACTTGCACCCGGATCTTCTCCTGCTCTTCCAGGGGCGCCTCGAAGTGAGCCTGCGTCATGTAGTCCTGATAAATGTCCATTGGAAGCTTGAACAAGATCATTTCGTTACATGCTACAAACCCTGCAAACTCGCCTGCTTTCACTTTTAGATGCTCAAAGCCGGGAAGATCATCAGCTTTAACAGGCTCGTAGCCCAGGCGCATCCGCTTGTGAATCGGATCATACGAATTGGTAGTCGATAGCCAACAAAGGTGGAAGCCGGGAATCTCCGGCGGTGTCGGGAGAGCCTCCTGTAGCCACTCCGACCGGAACATCTTGCGACGTTCCTCCGCAAAGGCAAAACCTGCCTCAGGTGCGTCACGCTGTCGATCCTCGGAAGCCCGAGTGCGTCGGCCAGCGTCAGAATTCTTTCTAAGCCTATCGTCCATTTCCACTCCTTTGTTGTTCACGGTCGAAATCCATGAAGCGTTTGATCATCTTCATGCGTTGTTCCTTGTTGTCCCACATTCCAGCCTCCTTGATCGCAGCCACCCGCTGGGGTGAGAGTAAAAACTCGTTGCTACTACCTGAGGTGCTCGAACTGGACCGCTCGGAACCCGTTACAACAGAGCGTGGTCTCGGACGACTATTGCTCTTGCCTTGATTGTAACGATGAGGAAGGTACTTTGACAAGCGTTCATCAAGCTCGTCCCAATACTCTTCGGTTGATGGGTCGTATCCCTCTTCGGCCATGGCTTTATCGATCTGAAGTGCTACTTTGGAATCGGTATCGCGGCCCTTGGGGTCGTACCACCGGTTTTTGGACATCCAATCGGACGCTAGGCGCTGCATATCGGGGTCCGGGGGCTTAATTCCCGAGGTCTCGATCTGCCTGGAGGCCTGATGCTTGAGGTTTTGCAGCGCTTCGACCTGCCGCTTGGCCTCGTACATGGCTTCCTGGGCGTTTACCACCCCATCACCGTCGCCTGACTCGACTGCTTCCTTCAATTTCATCTGCGTCCAGCGCAACCGAACGTCAGCGTCCTCAATAGCCTTGTCCACTCGGGCCATTTCTGCCCCAGAGGTGCGCTTTTCGAGGCTTGCAAGGCGTTCGGCAAGCTCCTGATTCTGCTTTTTGAGCGAGGAGATCAGGTGATAGTTGTGGCGCTTCTCTTCTTTACCCAATTGCCGCTTAAGCTTGCGCTCTTCGCGCCTTGCGGCTCGAATTGCCTCGCGATCGGGGTCCGAAGGGTCGATGTCATCGTCTTCGTTGTTGTTAACAAACCCGTTATGGACCGAAATATCCGGCTCCGGAGGGGTCTGATCGATGGGCTCAACGCTATCGGGCAGTTCAACAATGGCCGAGCCATCGTTTGCCTCCTGAACGTTAAGCTGCATTTCTAGCTTGTCGCTTGCATTCACGGTTTTCTCCCAAAACCTAGATGTAAATGTGCATCGTCAAGGGGTCCATCGTGACCTTGGCGATGATCTCGTGGTCGTTGAAGATGCAAAACAGCGCCTTTTCATCGCTTCCGGGTACCGCAACCTCCCATCGATCCCCGCCCCACTTGGGAACGCGGACGAATTCGCCGATTTCGCACCATGAGCCTTCCGGCCATGGGTCCATCGAGTCGCGTTTACGGAAAGCAAGGGGGCCGATAGCAATAACCTTGGCCACTTGGCTGTTCCACTTCTCAACCTCTTTGGTCTCTTCGACCAAAACGATGCCCGAAGACGTCGTTTTCTTCTTGGGCGACTTGATCTGAACGAGCAATCGAGCGCCTAAGGGTGCTGCACCTGGGTGAACTTCAGGAAATGCTTCCCGAATCGCCGCTTCATTCGAAGCGTTAGTCATACTGATCCTCCGTTAAAAGTTGGTCGATAGCCTTCAGAGCTTGTTCAAGCCCTCGGTATTCACCTACGAGGCGCTGATACACCTCGTAACTGTTGGCATTACCGTTCGCCAAGGAGGTTGCAATATCAGCCTGCAACCCCTTGATGATCCCGATAAGCTGAGAAAAGTCGTTCATTTGCGCTTAAGTGCTTCCTTCTCGTAGGGGCGCAGGTTGGGCGACTCATCCTTTTTCTTGTTGGGCATAGGACGGCCGCCGTTCTTAAGCTTTTGGCCGGTCAGCTTTTCGCCCATGGCAAGACGCTTGTGCATGTTGATTGCTTCGCTCATTTTCAAACTCCAAAGGTTCGTTGTGCAGCCTCTTGCGCGGCCATAGCGGTGCGCTCTTGCTCTTGGGTGAGTGCTGCGTTCTCACCGGCAATTTTTGCCGCCTCGATCTGCTGGCGGGTAAGGTTATCCTCGACGTTCATTGCGATGTCGGCCTGGATCTTCTGGGCGTTTTGCGCCACGTCGGTATCTTGCTTTTCCTTCTTCAGCATGAGTTCGCCCTGATCCTTTTGGGCTCGGCGCTGGGTCTCTGCCACCGAAGTCTGAACAAGGGCCTCGACCTCCGGCGGTACCGGTGGCTTGGGCTGCATTTGCTGCGCGATCTGCATAAGCTGCTGGAGGATCGGCATCATCGGCTCGAAGGTCTCGGCCGAGTCGATATGGACGTGCCTTGCAACCGCGGACATGAGTTGCTGGGCCTCCTCGAAGATCGGCGTGACCTTCAGGGTATCCATGTCCTTGACCTCGGTGGCGTTGATGTACTCGCTCATCCGTTTGAGGTACCAGAGCGTTAAGTGCTGCTTGGCGTGTTCAAGCATGGCCGGTACGAACTTCTGTCCGATGATTGGGTTCATGCCGTAGACAGGGTCCATAGCGTAGGCCAAGTGCGTCTGCAAGTGCGCGATATGGTCCTGGTTCGGGAAGGCTGCGACCGGCTGCCCAAGGGACATGGCCACGTTCTCGAGCGCAGGGTTCATCTCCTTGACTTCGCGGACATCCGGCAGGACCTGATTGATCTCGGGCACCTTCATCTGCTTCAAGATCCGCTTCATGACCTCCCGGCGATCAAATAAGTCGGGATTGTCCTTAGCGAGTGCAGCCAGGGCTTGGTTTTGGGCAAAGCGTTGGGTCTCGCTGAAGATATGCGGATCAGAGACGGGGACGATGTCGGTGTTGCGGTCAAAGTCCTGGCGGCCAATGACGAGGTCCTCGACCATATCGCCCTTGCGCATATCCTCGAGCCACCAGCGATTGATCCTGCCAAGGACCATCAGCATCTTGCGCATGGACTTGTGCAGTCTCATGTGAATGCTGGAGTAAACCGCGGCGCCCTGCTCGATCAAAGCCTGGGTGGTTCCAACCGGTGCGTTGTTGGATATGTCAGCGATCTTCTCTTCGCTCGTTGTTACGACGCCCTTGGCCGCGTTGGTAATCCAGCCCAGCAACTCGAAGAGCACGGGCGACGGCGGATTGAAGGGGAAGGGCATGGCGATCTTCTTAATATCGTCAACGCCTGGGGCTCCCTCGATCTCGGCAACCTGGGTCGGCTCAACCTGCACGCTCTGGCCTGTTATACGGGCTCCCTTGAGCTTGAGCATGGTCGGTGAGTTATTGATATGGGCAGAGTCTAAAAGGGCTCTCAGGGCCCCTGTAAGGGCCGCAGACAAGCCTCCAATCAACTGGGGCAAACCGATCGCATAAGCACCGCGCCAAGGGATAAATTTGAACTCGATGAGCCAGTCGAGCTTTTGCATCTGCTCGTCGCCCTCTTCCCAGTTACGGTAAAGGCCGACCACCTGCCGGGACTGCTCGTCGATCATCAGGATGTAAGGAGCAAGGTCGCCATTCGACTTTTCGTCATCATCGATCGTGAGGTTGACGTAGGAATGGAAGACGCGGCGCTCACCGTCGATGTTCTCGCTGGTCGACTTCTTGCCCTCGATTTTCTCGTTAGCCTTTTGCGCGGCCGTTGGCTCGGGCTCCATACTGGCGCGGGTATAGGTAACGTCCAGGTAAAGGTTTGCAGCGATCCGGCGGTTGAACTCCTCCTCGGATATGTCCTGCATTTCGGTACAACGCTGGGCGGTGTAAAAGCTTGGCGCGGAGAAGGGCAGCAGGATCTTATCGATAGGCACGAACTCGGCGCAGGGGCGCTTCTTTTGCTCGTCATACCAAAGTTTCAGGTACTGGCTGCCACCGAGTGGTAGCTGAGTAGCAAGCTGCTCGAGTTCATCGCGAAGCTCTTCGATCTGCTCGGTACACTGCCAGTTCATGAAGTCGCGCTTACGCTCGGCAACATCCTGCTTTTGCTCGGTAACATCGCCAAGGATTTTTGTGCCTACAGGGCCATCAGGCGGCATGATCTCTTTCATGCACCGGCTGGCAAAATCCACGCAGGCTTCGGCAATTACTGGGTGTACAGCCTTGGATGCGCCCTGGAAGGTTGCACCGCCTGGAGCCTCATTACCAAGACCTGACCGCTTTAAGCCTTCCTCGTACTGCTTATCGCGCTCCTTACGAGCCTCCATGTCTTTCTCGAATAGCTCGAGGTACTTCAGAGCGAGGTCGTCCAGGGTGTTTGGATCGATCTTGGCTGCAAGGTTTTCATAGAACTGCGGATCTTCTTCGGGCCCGTCGTTCTCGGTCATGCGGACAACAGCCGACCCGTCCTCGAGTTCTTCGACGTCGGGCTTCTCGTCAAATAGCTTGTAGATCGTCTCGTCGCCCTCGGGGCTTTCCTCAAGGGGTAGATTCATTTCGATCGCCATGATTTCCTCATCATTTCAAGACGCATAGCGTCGGTATCGGGCTCTCCGCCCTCTTTGTAGCCACGCAACGCCCTCATAAGATCTTCGTGGGTCGTCTTCTCGTCGGCTACTTTATCCCAGACCGCGTGGTGCGCTAGGTGCTGGTAATACGGGTCAAGCGATGGATCAATATCAAGGCCAAGTGCAGACTGCCTAGCCGCCAAGCGATCGACCGCCTCACGAGCGCCCAGCCCCTTACCCCTTTGCATCATCGTCTGGGGGGCTACAGGGCTCTCCAGGGAGTGCAGGTTAAGCTGTCTTGCGTCCAGGGTAGGTAAGTCTCCACGACCCAGCATCGAGCCTATAAAGCCGCTTTTAGCGCCTGCTATGCCCTTAATGCTTTCGGCCCAGTCGCGGTACTCATCAGCCGATCCGACAAGCGCCTGCTGCATTTGCGGGACCAGGGTCGACATGTTGTTGACGCCATACCGAAGCTGCTCGGTAAGCTGGTTGGCTTTGCCGAAGGGTGCGAACTTGGCCCGAATGTCGTCCAGGGCTTTCTCGTTGACCACGCCCTTCTCGGCGTCGTCGAGGAACTTCTGCCCCTGCTTGGAGCCCAGCCATTCAGCGAAGGCGCCCTCCGGCCTTACCAGCCCTTCGGTCTTCGGTACCTTCAAGCCTGCCTTGGTTGCCGTGTCATGGGATAGACCGCCGCGGCCAATGCTCGACTGCGTAATACCGTAGGCCTTAATCAGGTCCCGGACTCCGAGGTTACCGGCAGCGGCCCGCTTGCCCTGCTCAATCATAAAGTCTCCGTACCCACGCTGGATGTAATCCGGAACCTCGGCAAGATTAAGCTGCTTGTTAACCTCGGCCAGGGGCCTCCACTGCCACTCCTGGATCTTGGTGGCCTGGGGGTCTTGAAACTTGGCGATAGCCTCGGCCGCACGCTTGAGCTTCTTTGCACCGCCTGCCGCCATTTTCACCACCCCTCCATGTTTATACGGGATGGGCTGGCTAAATTTCTCACGGATCTCGGGGGTGATGTCGAACCCGATCTGGTCCATGGACTTTGACTTGCTGTACAACTCGTCAAGGTATTGCTCGGCCCTTTCGAGGCTTCGGAATCCAGGATGATCTGGTATCGCAATGTCGGTATCAGCATCGACCACATAGTACCGATCGCCTTGTAGCGAAACATCAAGCGGCCGTTGTTGCGTAATGCCTGGGATAGTCCGGACATTGTCCTTGCCAACCAGAGCCTTGAGCCTGCCAGGGATGATCTCGTCATAGAACTTGCGCATTCCTGCCTCGGTGGACTCGCCATCGGCACCTTGAGGAAAGCGCAAGAAAGACTTGTGGCCGTCAATGAACGCAACGCGGTCGTAGCCCTCATCGACTGCACGCTTGATGATGTTCTTCAGGGACAGGTCAACCCACTCGTTGGTGTTCTTAACGAATGGCCCTGGCGGCGGACCATTTCGCTGCACATCTTTAACAGCGATCATCTTTTCACGAATTTCTTGCAACTTTTCAACCAGTGCGCCGTATTCACTATCAGACCATGGAGCATTACCCCCCTCCATTGCTATCTGTTTATCAAGTATGTCGCTCATCTCTGCGGACAGCTTTTCATATTGATTATCGACTTCGGGCCCCTTAAATCCAGACCGGCCCTTTTGCGCCCAGTCAGACTGAAGCTCCTCAATGAAAAGCACGTTCTTGCCTTCAGCGTCCACACGGTCATTCATCCTGATATGAGAAATGACGTTTGGATCTGACCAGTGCGGCGATCGAAACGCAGGATTTGCCTTACGCGAGGCAAATTCAATGTCGTAATCGGTTAACTTATCTTCAGGTTGAGAATTTAAGATTACCCGCGCCTCTTCCTCGCTGACCCTTTTAACCGGTACTTTAAGCAGGATCTCGCGGTAGTTCTTGCCCCCAGGTTCTTGGTAATCGTGAAATTCGGTCAGCCGCTCCCCAGGCTTGGTGCCATAGCTGTGAGTCCGGCTGAACTTGTTGATGTCCTCTTCGGCCTTCATCGCAAACTCGGCGGCATCGAGGTCGTTCTCCGCAAGAGCTTTCTTATAACGCTCATCGGCAATCTTGCGCAACTGATTAATCTGCCTGTAATCGTTGACATCGAGGTTGGGCATATGCAGGTTGGCAAACCCTTTCATGTAGGGCGGTATGACAGACCTGCTCAGGACCACCTCTTCGACGTCGGGCATCGTGCCCTTGGTCATAGCCTGAACTTCCTCACGCGTGACGTTGGGCGCGGCAGCAAGCTTTTGAGCTAGGCCCGCATCCTCGAGGCGCTGCTTGCTGATACCTGCCTTGGTGAACTCATTGAGGAAGGCCTGCCCTGGCCCTTGCTTGCGCTGCAAGGCGGTGGCCATCTCTTCGATCGGGTTGTAAAAGCCAAGCTTGCTGACAGGTGCGTTGACGTTCAGTGGCGCTAACATGCTCAGAGCGTTGCCAAGCGGGCCTTCGCCAAACATGGCGCGATCGACTTGCTCGAGGCCTGTCCTGCCCAGTGCTGTGGCACCGCGTGTAATGGCTTGGGTTGCAGGCTTAACGAATGGCGTAACCATGCCGCCGATGTCTGTCAGTGCGCCGACATTGCGGCCAATCTCGCGCAGGTTTGCCTGCGATTGCTGGCGCTGTGGCGAACCTTCCATGATGCTGCCGGTGTAAGGCACCTGCTCTTCAGTGCTACCAAACAAGCCCGTAGCAAAGCCGCGGCTAAGCGCACCGAGTGGTGTCTCAGGCGTGGAGTCGCGCATCTGCTTTTGCTTGGCAGCCTTGGCGGCCATGGGATTGAAGTTGAACATCTGGGTGGGGTCGCCACCATTGCTCATACGAACCAATCCACCCTTGCGATACTCTTGCTGGCCCTTGTCGAAGAAATTAGACCGGACAAGAGGCGTGAGACTCGTATAACCGCCACCAAGATCTTCGTCTTCCTGTACGGGCTGCACGGGCTCCTGGTTTTCGGTGATGTTCCGAATATTCTGGGCGATGTCCTGAACTTGGCCACCAATCTCAGGCTGCTTCAGAATGGATGCGAAAGCATTGGCGGTTTCGCCGACTTGCGCAGGCGTTACCCCCTCCAGGCCTTGTAACTGCTCCATACCAAGCCGTAGGGAGCCGAGCCCCGATTGAGGTACAAGGCTGGGAACATCCTGCAACGTGCTAAGGGTTGCTTCAAAAGAAGCAGGATCGTAAGCCTGCAAGTTGCGTAGCGATTGGACTGGATCGATGTCGCCGGTGATTTGATCGACAGACATCAGCCTAGCAAGCCCTTGGTTTAGAGCGTTGCTTTCCTGCGAAGCGATCGACTGATCAAGCGCTGCTAACTCGGGCGTGGCCGCTACTTGATTACGATCAAAGCGGTCAATCATTTCAACGACGCCAGGGTCTGCAAAGCCTGCGCCAAGCCCTTTATCACTTAAACCCGGGGTGTAATCAAGTGGGTTTGCACCTGTTACAGCCGCGTTGCTTGTTAGCTGCGAAAAAGGCTGAATGTCAGCGGGAGCGCCTAATAAATCCTCTTTCCATTTTGGGAATTCCTCATTCCATACCTCTGCTTTTATATCTCTTGGCTGATCAACGGCCGATTCGGTCATCGTATAAGCCAGCGGGTTTTGCAGCACATTCACAAAGGTTGAGGCCAGCGCAGGGTTCTCATAAACCTGCCACGCAGCTTCGTCAATCTCTTGGCGATTAAGCTTATCTAATGGGTCCGAACCGTGGTACTTAGGCACTGAGTCAAAGCTGTTAGGTCCTGAAGGCTGCGTTTGACTAACCAACTCCGAAAGACCGCTTGTCAAGGCGTCAACATATTCAGGATCAAGATCCTTGATGCGACCAAGCAATTCTGCTGGCGACTGGACATCGGCGATGTACTCGCCGATTTTTGGTGTGTAAATGCGATCCAGACCCTTTAATAAATTCCAAGTGTCCTCTTCAGGGAGGATTGTTAAGTCTTCGTTGAATTGGCTTAAAGGCGATCCGCTATCCCTTGAGTTGTAACGCGCCATTTGATCAATTGCTTCGTCAGCAAGCAAAGGCTTATCGGTTACGTCACCGCCGCCCTGCATGCGAATAGGTTCACCCTTGGACTTCTTCGCGGCCTTCTTGGGCAGGTTGGCAGTGAACGGGTTGATCGGTTTCATTTGCGCCCTTTCACTATGCCGCCCTTCTTCTTGCTCAGCTTGACGCCCTGGACGTCGGAGCCTTTGGGCGCGATTAGTAAGGATTCGTAAACGTCGTGGGGCATCTTGCTCGACTTCATGGACATGCGCCCAACGATGTCGCCGATCCCGAAGACATCGCCCTGGCTCTTCGGCCTAAGGGTTGGGTTGTCGCCCGTCATGGTATTGAACATTTCGGCAGGCGTGGCGTACTCAGTGGCCAGCCCGTACTTGTGTCCCATGCCCGATTGCTCGATGGCCACGAGGAAGTCCAGGTCCTTGAGGATTGGATCGCCTTCGGTCTCGTAAAGCTGTTTGCGCACGAGGTTTGACTTGGTGATCGAGCCCTTCTTGCGGTCGCCAATGGTGAGGTCTGTTTCCTTCTCGGCGCTCATCATGGGCCTGCCGGTATTCGGGTTGATCAGTACACCGACGTCCTGCATGACCTTCTTGTCCATGACCTCGCCGGTACGCGGGTTCACGAAGGCGCCCGAGTAAAAGTCCGAGCGCTTCATGTTGTTGACCTCGAGAACCTTCTCGACAAGCTTTTGCACGTTCGGGTTGTTCTTGGGGTCAAGGAACCACCGGCTAGGCATCGGCAGGAGGTTGACGCGATCGGGCTGGGACAGCCTGCTTGCGATGTCCATAGTGGGGTCGATGGCCGACGTGATGGTCTGCTTGGCAGGCTTAGCAAGGGCCTGGAGACCGCTTACTATGGCCTTGCCGCCTGCCTGCATCTTCTTGATCTTGCCGCCCTTCTTGTAGCCAGCCTTCTGAAGCTTGGTTAGTAGCTCTTCGGATAGGAACTGGGAAGGCGCATAGCCTCGAGTCCAGTCCATGTACCCAGGCTGACGACCCTTCTCGGTAAGGACCTTGTTAATGTAGTCCTCCATTAGCAGTTCTCGTGGCGCAGGCATGAAGCTGACGCCAAGATCCTCGCCTTTGAGGATGGTCGGGAAGGCCGGGTGAAGGTCGGGCCTGTCCATCATCTCGCCGCTAAGCTGGAAGAGGCGGTTGCCAAGCGAACCTGTCGGCACTTCCAAGAGCGCCGGATCTGTCGTGCGCTGAATGATCCGATCGTAATCGAAGATCTGACCTTTCTTACCGCCAACGCCGATACCGCCCATGACGTCAGCAGCGGCTGCGCGTTTGTCGAAGGTGTCGACAAGCTTGCGGAACTTCCTGGGGTTCGTAATGTCGACGTCGGCCGGGAATAGGTTCTTGCCCTCCTTATCGACCACCGAGGCAAGCTTTGCGTTCAGGGTGTCCTTGAGTTCGGGCGTGAGCTTTTCTTGCTTAACGCCGCCCATAAACTCCTTGTAGAGGCGGTCGAATACCATCTGGTTCGACTTGTGCTGCGTCGGCGTTCCAAGCATGGTCGTCCAGATCGCTTGGCCTTCAGGCACGCGGCGATTGGACCCTATGATGGTCTGCCCCACTCCAGGCGTCTTAACGCCCCAGGTCGCACCGGCATAACGCGGATCGGTAAGCTGAATACCTGAGAATCCCGGACCACCAAGAAAGCCCTCTCCGACTTTAGTTCTATCGGCCTGGGTGATCATCAGTGTCTTGCCTTCGTGCTTGCCTAAAGCTTCGGACGGCAGGATGAGACCGGACTCGGTGACCTCCAGAATTCTCTTCTCGACGTCCTTGGGCATTTCCATGTTCAAGCCAGTCTTGCCCTGGAAGCTCTGACCAGGAAGAGCCCTAAAAGCCTTCTCGGCGGCCTTCTTGGCCAAACCGCCGCCTGCCATGCTTACGAGGCCGCCTCGAGCACCGCCCTGGTAATTACCCGGATCGTCCGGCTTAGCTGTAGGTACGATCGGCGTCGTTGAGTCTGCCGTGATGGTTGCTGGGCTGGTAATCGTTGGGCTGGTAACCGTCGGACTGGTCGTCGTAGATCCCGCAGGCGGGACGTAGGTCGACAGCTTGGGTGCCAGGGCATTCAGGCGTGCGGTCTTAGCGGCTGCCAACTGGTTTTGCCGTTGCAGGCGGAGCGCGTCTTGGTTGGCAAACTGAGCGGCTCGGTTTTGGGCCATCAGGTTCGAAGCTGCATCCCTTGCTACGGACTGCTGTCTCATTTGGCCCAGGCCTGTCGCCATGGGATTAAGACCTTTATAGGGAACTCCGCCAGCAGCCATGCCGGGAGCCGCCCTCCAGCCCTGACCTCCAGTTGCGTCGTCATTGCTCGATCCGTCTACCAGACCGCCGCGTGCGAAACCGCGACCAGACATGTCCTGAGCCACGCTCGGGTCGTAGATTGCATAAGCCTTGCCCGTTGCGTTGGGCATTTGAGTACCGGCAAAGCCAGCGTCGAGGATCTCTTGGCGGATCATATCCTTTCCGATCCCAGGCTTGACCATGGCCTGCCTGCGCAGCATGTCGTAGTAGTCAAGGCCTTCCATTTGGCCCTGGGGCGTGTCGTACATCTTGTCGAACATCAGCATCCGGTTGCGATCAACGTCGACAGGCGTGACGTTAGCTCCAGGCTGATTGCCGGTGAACTTGTTGGCGTACCGGGGAAGCTCTGCCGTGTAAAATGCGCGGCCCATCGAGGCGTGGGGATCTGCCCTCATGATGTCGAACTTGCCCTCGATCGGGATACGCTGGCCAGAGTAGACGCGCATGAAGTCGGGCTCGGGCCCCTTAAGCACCTCGGCTACCGGCTTGGGCGCCTTGGGCATCATGGACTCGACCTTCTGCATGTTGTTTAGCCTGCCTGCCATCTTTTGCAGTGCAGCATTGGTCCCAGCCCCTCCGGCCATCGATGCAGGGACCGACCCGAAGGTCTGGCCCATCTGGGCCGTGTGAGCGCGGTCAGGCTGCGTTAAAGGGTTTGGGGTCATGCCTCGTAAGGCGTGGCTCATTTCTTCGCTTGTAGGCCCTTGTAGGCCCCTTGCAAGCATGGCTGGCATGAAGCCTGCCGTCTTGATGTTGCTTAGCGCCTGGGTGATGTCGCCTGCCGTACCCAAGCCTTCTGCCAGGGCGCCTCGTACCGCACCGCGGCCCATGTCGGCTAGGCCTTGCAGGGCCTGGGGGATGAACGTCGGATTCTTCTGGGCGCGTGGGTTTGGCATGGTGGTCCCTAAACCGCGTAAGGATTGACCCGCCGAGGCCGGTCCTCGGGGTATTGGTCGTCATTATCCGGCGGCGGAGGATCAATGACAAGCCATCCCATGTCTCGCAGCACGCGCAGGGCTTGGGACGTTGTATCCACGAGGTCGTCATGCCTGACCTCAGGGAAGGCGCAAAGCTGATTGACGAGGGGCTCAGCCCAAGATCGGGGGTGGCCTTCGTTCTTCGTGCTCTCCGGAATATACACCCGTCCGGCCTTGATCAGCGGGGCGATCAGGTTGACCCGTTGGACCTTGTCCGCTCCGCCGGGATTGTATGACCGACAGGGTATGTGGGCACGCCCCAGGTCCTGGAGGAGGGAGATGCCGGAGGACTTGTCTTCAACCAGAACCATGTCAGTCTTCTTGCCCTGTCCGAATTCATTGGGGTCGCCGTAAACCGTGCCGAAGTCTTCAATTACCTTCTCCTTCAGGTCAGGATATTGCAAGCGCTCTTCCCAGCAGTCGATCAGCATGGCGCAAAAGCCTTTGTCTTCGCTGGGCTTGAAGATTCCCCATACGCTACAGGCTGAGGGGTCGTTGATGGTCTTTTCGGTATAGGCGCCGTCGTAGGACTGGACCACGAACTCAAAGCGCGGAAAGGGCTTATCTGACGGCCATAGCTTGATCCAGGCGCGTTTGATGATCCCAGCCTCTTCGGGGTCGATGATCTCGGCGTGGATCTCTTGGCGGCCCAGGGAGGTGCCCTCGTACTGCAAGATCTGCTGTTTGAACGTCCCGGCAAGGTTTGCAAGGTTGTCGTAGGTCGAAGCCTGAGTGACGACGACGTCCTCGCCGTCTCGGTTCAGCAGGTCGATGATCAGCGGCTTGGGCTTGGGCGTGGTGGTTACGACGATCCGCGGCTTATCGCCCAGGCGGACCGAGAACATGATCTGGTCCCAGGCTGCATCCAGGTATTCCCAGGCTGCCAATTCGTCGCACCAAGCATGGTGCCATTGCGGACCCCGGAAGCGCTCAGGTTCACTAGCCGGTATGCCTTTGATCAGGGAGCCATTCGTAAGAACGATCTCGTGCAGGCTCCTGGTGTACTTGACCCGGATCTCCTCGGGCATGCAGTTGAGCAGGCCTGACTCGCCCTCGATCATCGTGTCGCGGATGTCGGCCGAGGTCGGTCCCGAGATCAAGATGCGGATGTTGGGCGTCGTCCAGGCTGTGTGCCAAACGTCCTCGGCGGCTGTCCTGGTCTTGCCTGCGCCCCTACCTGCAAGTAGGAGCCATACCGTCCACCAGTTACCCTTGGGCGGGATCTGGTGCTTGTGTGCCCTCATGAGCCATTTCATCCGGGCCCTGAAGGCTGCCGCTGCTTCCGGGGGTAGCTTCTTCAGCGCCTCCTGGTGCAGGGCAAGCTTGGCTTCAATCCGCTTGCTTTGACTTGCTGTCAGCATTCTGGCGGATGCCGGTCAATTCATCGATCAGGGATTGTGCGACGTCCATCACCATGTCCACTTGTACGGGGCCTTCGTCCTTGCCGGTGATCTCGTGCTTAGTCCGGTCGGTGTAGTCCTTGGGGAATCTTGCGGCCATCGAGCGAGACCAGAGCGAGGTGTTCAGGGTCACGCCATCCTTGGTCTGCTTCAAGTGGCTTTGGGCTATGTCCTCCCACCATTGCAGGGCTAGTTCCTCTGAAAGGGCCAAGGCGTTAAAAAATTCTTCGTTCTTTTGCGCCCAGCCCCACATAGTCACCCTAGTGACACCTATGGTCGCGGCGATCTGGGCCTTGCTCTTACCTTGGCGGCCCATCTCAATAACCAGTTCGCAATATTTGGGATCGTAGTCGGTCGGTCTTCCTGCTGGCATTCTGATTTTCCTTCAAAAATCAAGCACTTACCTTTAGGATACACGAAAAAAACCCCCTGTGGAAGGGGGTAACGTCGTGAGGGGAAGGACCCACAACCAGGAGACACACAGAAAACAGCCCCTATTGTACTCCCGCTTCGGGCTGCTTGTACATCCTCATCCTGATCAGGTCCGACACGCCGAACATGCCTACCGGCTCAGCCAGGGTTGCGCAAAGCTCCCGCTCCTCGTCGAGTAGCTGCTGGACATAGGCGGTTAGCTTGTCGATGTTGAAGGCGTACTGCTTGCCCTTGATGGCCTTGCCTTTTAGGTCATCGATGATTTGGTTCCTCAGGTCTTGGTTCATGTTTGCTCCTTTATCCTTGGTGATCGTTCTTCGGTCCAGAATTCCTCTTCGCACTGCTTGCACTTGTGGCGGCGCTCTACGAAGTAATAATGCCTTTCAGGGTTCCAGAATGTTCGAGTCTCGAGGATCTTAGTCTTGTACCCCTGACCCTTTGGGGTTCGGCAGTAAGGGCAGATCATGCCCGCCCCCTTGCTCGTATGGCGGCGGCAATACGCTCACGTTCTTTGCGCAAGATCTCAAGCGTCTTGGTTTGCACGGGTTCGTCCGTCCCTTTCACCGCCAATTCAGCACACGCCTCACGCTCGGCAGCGGCAACTAGAGCGGCGAAGCGTTCAAGTTCCTCAATAGTCAGATGTGCCAGTCCTATTTCCGCAGGCGACCCGACAAGAACAACGCCGCTAAGGTTTGTTCCCACGCGCAGCCCAGCCTCCCGCGCTATGCGGATGATGTCTTCTCTGTTCATGTGTTTCCCCTTGCTCGTATGGCGGCGGCGCATCTCTCAATCGTTGGCCCATGCGTCAATGCTTTTGAATCTTTTGGCAAAGGAATATCCTCACACACCTTTGCACACGCAGAACGCTCAGCAGCAGCAACAAGGGCGGCGAAGCGTGTTACAGAACCTAATGGCTTTTCGTCAGGCCCGTAAGCCAATCCAGCCTCCCGCGCCATGCGGATGATGTCTTCTCTATCCATGATTCTTCTCCTTCAAGGCTTGCTCAATAAGCTCGGCCATCAACGAGCACCTGAAACGGCTATATGCCGAGGGCGAAATCCAACCTGAGGCAACTATTAGGCAATTCCTAATAGTTCGACAGGATGGCGTCGAGGTTGTAGTGTTCAATGCTCCGATTGACCTGACGAGCACCTTCCGCTAGTCGCAAGGCTTCGGGTTGTTTGTTCATGTGTTTTTTTCCTTTAGCTTGGCTTCAATGGCACGAAAATCTGACCAATGGATTGCTATACCAAGGCTTTTCTGTATCTCTTCAATCTCATCATCCGTCAGCCCAACCCATTCACGCTTTGGCGGTGTGGTGTAGAGTGGTATGTCATCTGGATTGGGGCCGATCAGGTTGCCTTCTTCATCGAACTTTGATGAGCGATGCCACCAAAGTTCCCCCTTGCCCCCATTGGTAATCCACGCCACCGGCTCTTGTTGCGCTAATGCTGCATTCCATCCTCGCTGATAAGCCTGTGCAATCTCGATTTGTTTGTTGTGTTCAGTTTTAACGACACGTTTTTCCCATGCGTGTTCTGCAAGTTGAATTTTTGCCTCGTAATCATCGTATGAATCGCTCATGTGTTCTCCAGTTTGATAACGTCTTTGCGGTCCATCAAAACACCCCGAACCAAATGCCCGTGCCGTGGACGCAGCCCACCGGGAATACGATCGCCCCAGCAATCAGCAGCAGCCACTTGGCGCCCTGTATCGAGACAATGACGTGCGTTAACCAAGCCAGGATTACCCAAGCTGTAAGTGCAAATCCAAGCATGCCTTCCATTTATTTTCCCCTCGCGTTTTTAATACGTTCTTCAATCTGCCAGTCCAACTCTCTCAACAGGTCCTCGATCGTGTCGCCACGGCCGGTCGTATAGCCGCGATCGATCATCCACTGGGCCACTTTCTGCCGGTTGATAATGGTTGCAAGCGAGGCCCAGGTCCGAGCGTCGCCCTCCTTGATCTTGTCCATCAGGCCTGTGCTTTCCAGGTACGACTTTGGCTTTTGGTGCATGTTGTGGTCGCCGCTCATACATGGCGCTCCTTGATCATTTTTTTAATACGCTCAGCTTCCGTTTTCGGGATCTGTGCCGTGTCGATAATCCTGCATACCGAGTCCCTTTCCATGCTCAGCAGCAGGTTTGCAAACCGATCGAGGTCCTTCAGGTAGGCGATGTATGCCACGTCCTCGATCGTGTCTTTAAGGCCTGCTTCCGAGGCTAGAAGGCGCAGTCTTTTATCGTCCATCGTCGATCTCCACGGTGATTTTGTACTTGCGGCCATTCTCACCCTGGACACGGACGATCTTCTTAGAACTTAGGTATGCACCCTCCGGCGTGAGGTCCAACTCGATACCGGAAGGGTCCTTCATGAGCCCGTTCGGGTCCCTTTCCAGGGACTCCAGAACAAGCGCGGCAATGTAGTCGCAGTAGATCATCATGGCAATCAGAATGAAAAGTCGTGGTACTTCTCACGCTCACCGAGGCGAAGGCCACAGCCTTGCGACTTGACGAGGCGATTGGTCTCGGGATTCACGAAGTGCTGGACCCACTGGCCGCTCTTCATCTTGCGGAAGATCCGCTTGCAGTTGTTGGGGTTTTGGGTGTACTCGTAACGCTGGCTTTCGCTCAACCCATTGTTATCAACACGCTTGTAATCGTCGTCCTGCACGACGATGTAGCGCTTGGCCATGTTGACCTCGACCACCGTGCAGGGGTTGCGGTCGGTCCAGGAAAGCAAGGTTGCTGGCATACCAACGTAGGGCGCTGGCTCACCGACTGTCATGCGGCTGTAGAGGCTGTTTACAAGGCTTGCTGTTTGCATCATTTTCTCCTGTTTCTCACGGCGGAATTGCCGTATGCGTATTAGAACTGCTTTTTATCCACTTGTCAACAAGGGGCCGGAGCCCCGGTTCGCTTAGCTAAGTTCCGCTGCTGAAGGGATGTATTCGTAGGCCTCATCATCATCTTCAGTGCCTTTGATCCAGGCGCCCCTATTTTGCTTAACGGCTCCCTCGAGCACTTCAGTGCTTACCCAGTCACATATCTGCACGGGCATCCAGCCATTCTTTTGCTGGCGGCCACGAGTTGCGCTTTTCAAGTGGCAGAAGGTGCCGCCATCGCGCTGGGCGCCAACCCCAATCACTACCCACTTGTCATCATCGTGAAAGATAATCTGGTCGATAAAGTTTTGTTTGTTCATTTTGTTTGCTCCTGGTTGGTTTTGTTGAGGGGCCGTAGCCCCGGTAGCTTTAAGCCCAGGCCTCGTCGGCCAACTCACGAGCCTCCATTGCCAGATCGTCTGAACGTCCATAAGACTCATAAGCTTCAGATCCGTAAACGGGACGGGCTGTTGACCAATTATCAAAACCCACTGGCAATTTACCGCCGCGTGCGCGATTTGTTAATGCAGCCGCAACCTTCTCAGCCTTAGCCTCACCATCGCTTGCAAATACAGTGGTGGTTACATACAACTCACGGGCATCGCCAAACTCGTTAACGGCGCGTACATAACAAGCGAAACCGTAACGCTCACCACGGGGATTTGAGTAATCCGCAAATTCTGGATCGTGGCCAATGACCACAAAATATGAGGTTGCATGAAAAACGATTTCGTTTGCTTTGAAGGTTGCCATTTGTTTTCTCCTGTTTCTCACAGCGACTTGCTGTGGATAGGATTACAGCACAGTTTTTTATCCTCCTGGCTTATTTTCTTTATCCAGCCGACGAACGGTACGTTGCGCCCGAAGAGTGCCGACCATCAGCGCTGCCTTGGCTTGCAAGTCCTGCTCCGTGATCCCGTAATGCTTGGGAAATCCCTTGGTCCCCAGGCCGTGAACGCCCGTCTTCCCCCTATGGTGCTCCGGGCACAAAGGGATAGCCTCGTAGTGCGTGGCCTTCCTGCCCATACCGACGCCCGATCGAGGGTGATGGATCTCGGCCGGGGTCCCTGGTGTACCCAGGTGAGCGCAGAGAATGCAGCCGATCTCCGATAGGTCGTTGAGCCACTGCTTCTCGTTGTTGGTCATCGAATAGCCCTATGGACGCGCTGATTGCGGCCGCTATGGCCTTTTCTCCGCTCTCCGGTATCTTCAATCCAACCCTTGCGCATAAGCGGCGCTATGCGCGGCGTAACGGTCGGAGCGGCGTCGGCAGGGAAGTGCTGAAGGATCTGGTCCTTGATGCAGCCATCCTGGCCGTAGGACTGGATAACCTGGAGGACCTTGGACTCCATTGCATTCGGATCAAAGGACTTGGCCGCATCATGGCTCGTGTCGGGATCGGTCGACCTCGCAAAGGCCAAGGAAGACACGCCGAAGAGGTCCTGCTGCTTGCTGGGCACGCGCTTTTTGAGTGCTGCATTCCAGGCTGCCTGCCAGCAGTTCGCAAGGGTCTGGTCCTTGATGCCGGTGCTCTCGTACCATTCGCGGTAGGCGTCACGCATTGCGGGTGTATTGGCCCAGGTTCTCATATGCTTCATCCAGTTTTTGTTTGACGTTCGGTGGAATCTTGGGCAACGGCGCCCAAGCGATAAATACTCGGCTCCAGGTCCCGATGCAGGCAACGCCTGCCGGGTTAAGCAGCAGCATCTTCGAGCCAAGCGGGGGCGGGTCCTCTTCCGGATCTCGCCATTCGCAAATGCCTGCTATGTGCTTCATAGCATCGCCCAGGCAAGCACCGCATACACCAAGCCGAATAAAGCGCCGCCTAAAACGAGTGTCGTCGTGTCTGATTTCATGATCTCTCCTTGTTGAATGATGTTCCGCACTTACCGCACCACCACCATGTCCAGCCCCATCCGTTGTCGTGGAACTTTCCCTGGGTATGGCCTTCCTTTTCGCAGTCCTCGACCAATTGCTTCCTTGCTGGGTTGTAGACCTTCCGGTCGTACTCGGCCATAACCTCTTTCATCTTTTCCTGTCGCGCCTTGTCGATCTCATACCTGCGCGTCCATATGCTCTTGTCGCTCATTTAATTCTTTCGGTAGTAGTAGGCCCAGGCTCCGCGATCCAGGCGCCGCTTGAACAGCGAGGTCTTGCTGATCAGCCCCCTTCCCTCGAGCGCCCTTATCATCTTCAGGGCGTTTTGCGGAGTGCAATTGAACTCGTCGGCCAAGTCTTGCAGCGACTTCCAATCCTCAAGCGCCCCGAGGTATGCAAGCTGCGTTGGCGTTAATGGCCTTGGCGCTACACGCTTGATGATTAGCTTGCCAAACTGCTTGACCGACTCCTCGAACTCGGGCCGACCCGAGATCATTACCCCAGCCTTTTTGGCAAGCGCAAGGACCTCATGGTTGTCCATGGTTCTTTTCCTTTAGCTTGGCTTCAAGCAATTCGTAAAACGCGATGGGAAACATCAAGCCAACCGTGCCAAAGCCATTGTCCCAAGTAGCATTTACAAGACTTACGGCCTCATCGTAAGTTGCATAAATTTCTTCATCAGTTAGCTCAACCCAAGGCTTCTTCTGTGGCGCTGTGAACACAGGCTGTGGATTGAAAACCTTGTCCTGTGGCTTTTTGCGGAAGTACCTATGGCCTGTTCCAGTTGTGTGCATCCACGCCACCGGCTCTTGTTCACGTTTTGCCTTTTCATCGACACGTTCTTGCGATGTGTCGTCGGCATCGACAAGTGCTTGGCGCAGTACGGTGATGGCCTTGTGTGCCTCTCCACGGACTTCACTGTCTCTCAAAGTGCTTGGCGTTCGCGTGAAATGCCCAGTCACACTCTCCAGCGCCTCAAGCGCCAGTTGCATAGCGCTCATGCTTGATCGTTGTCCAGCAGCTTCCATTCTTCACCCTCCTTCACTGTCTTTTTTGCGTCGTTCATACCGGCCTTCCAGCCTGCAATAAAGGCCATGTAAAAGTGACCCTTGGATTTGGAATTGAGCCCCTGGAGCTTTGCAAAGGCCTCCCAGTCGGTTTGCATGCTCATACCGTCACCTTCCCTTCGGTGCGCAAATTCGCCTGCTCTGAGCGCCATACGTCCACCCTGGCCTGGGCGGCGATCAGCTTCCAGCGGAGTTCTTCCTCGATCTCGACCGCGTTTCGGATGCCCTGCAAAAGCTCGATGTATTCCGGGTGCGCGTAGGCGTCCCTTTCCTGGGCGTTCACGGTCGTCTCCAAGGAAGACTGCATGAGCAGGGCCTTCTTCGACTTGCGGAATTCCTCGAGGTAGATCCTTTGGGCCTTCGCATCAGCAAAGCGCCGACCGTGCGTGATGATGTAGTCGATCGCTTGGTGCGGGTCGTGTTCAGTTTTCATAAATTCTCACTTTCACCATGCCTCCTATGGTTGTTCGGTAGATTCTTAGGTCGTCGATCTGGCTGTCGTCTTCCCATATGCCCGCGTAGGTCAGGGCGTCGAGCAAGCTTTTGAGGATGTTGTCCAGGTCGCGCTTTCTTTTGTCGGGTGGCCAAGCCTCGATCTCGACCCTCAAGCGGCCGGTATGCAGCTTGCGCTTGGTAGCGACGAGGCCTTGAACCGCGGTCCGGTATATCTGGCCTTCCTTGGCGACGTAAATGATCGTCCCACCGCCTTTGTTCGCATGGCGCCAGTAGGTGTTAACCGTCGGCGGCCAAGGCAGCGAGACTTCAAAAGTCGGGGTTGAATCGGTAGGGGTTTGCACCGGCAGCCTCCACAAATTGTTGGGATTGAGCATGGAACCAGAGCCTTAACCGCGGCTCCGATTCACCGTTTCTTTGCTTCTCGCACAAGAGCATGGCGTCGGGCTCGTCCATTTGGACGGGCTGGCCAGCTTCTTGCAGGCGTTCTTTTTTCTTGTTGCGCCAAACCATCCAGACGTTGTCGACTTGGTCGGCAATCGAGCCGGAGCCCTTCATGTCGACCTTTTGCGGGACCTGCTCGTCGGTCTGGCCCTTGCGGATATGGTGGACAAGATGAACATGAAGCCCTGTATCGCGTGCGAGGTTTGTGCAGTCCGAGACAAAGTCCTTCTGCGCATTGAAGTCGTCTTCGCCTGCAACGCACTTCATGAGCGAGTCAACGAAGTAATCCTGAATCTTGTACTGCGTTGCAGCAAAGTGCCCAACCCCAATGACCGCCTTGCGGTTGACCTCGCCCTGCTTGTCGTAAAACCAAAGCTTGTCGCCGACCCAGCGCGAAAAATCCTCGTACTGCTCGACAGTGGGGGACCTGGAGTTCGTGAACTGCCGAACCATTCGGGTCAGGGTCGTGACCGGCTTCATCTCGAAGCTTGCAATCAACGCCTTGCGACCCTGGCTAATCAAGTTCAGCGCGATCATGCCGGTAATCAGCGACTTGCCTGAGCCATTGTTCCCGGCGTAGACCGTGACCTCGGCATCGCGGAAGGCAAAGCGGTCCTTTAGCTTGGCCCAGGGCATCAGGACTGGCTTGGGAGGATCGGACCTCAGCAACTGAATCGCCTCGCTGATCACGTCCTTGGCAGGCTTGACCGTAACGGCCGCCTCCATCTGGTGGTACCACTCCAGATAATCGACTTCGGGCATCGGGTTCATGCGTCCACCTCCGAGTCCCAAATAAGGGCCGGGGACGTTTCTTCGTAAGTGGCGATGATTCGGGCTGCACCACAAAGCTTGAGCGCCTCCACGGCCTTGAAAACCGCCTCGGAATCGATTCCCTGAACGTAAACCCTTAGGCCTCGAGCCCAACGATAGTCGCGATCGGACGGGGAGGCGACCACGAGCGGGATCGGCAGGGTCGGATCGGCGGGGCCGGAGAAGTCCACAAACACGGCGCGGGGCGGGGCCTTGTTTAGCTGGCAAGCAATCACGAATTCATGGCCCTTCATAGCGCACCTGCAAACTGATCAAGGGGCTTCGGACCCTTCTTGTCCTTAAGCCATTCAGCTTCGAACCCGCGCCAGTTCTTTTCAACGCAAAGCTTCAGGACCTCCTCGACGGTCAGGTTGGCTTTTACGGATTCCACGATGATCTTGGCCAGGGCGGTTTTCGTAATCGGTGCGTTATGAGCCTTGCGAACCCTCAAGAAATCGGACCAGATCTGATCGGAAACTTCATCAGGCTTGCCTGCAAGCCCCTTGTCTTTATTGGTTCTTGGTTCTTGGTTCTTGGTTGGGATCTGTTCCGCATCTGATTTCAGATCTGATTTCAGATTCTTTTCAGATCCCCATCTGATCTGATTCGCACGCTTTGCAGACGCTGCCTTGCCTTGGTACTTACGAATCTCGTCTTCTATCCTCTGATGCGTATGTGATTTCAGATCTGAATCGTATGTGAAATAGATCTGAACCAGATTCCGAACGCAATCCTCCTTGCCTCGCGCTCCGATCTTGAAAGCAAGGCTTGGAATATCGTCCGGGAGCGGCTTTTCGGTGTCGTAATACAACCAGATCAGCCGAAGGTAGTAGTAGGACTCTTCGGGTGTTAAGGACGAGGTGTCCTTCAAAAAGTCCCCGATATGGTGGGGATAAAAGTGCATTTCATGACCTTCCATCAAAGGTTGTCATCACAAGATTGGGCGTAGGCAGGCCGGTGATGAGTCGGCTTTTCGGGAGCTACCCTAGCCATGCCCGTTGAATGGTACTTAGTGTGTCGTTGGTTTGCAATCGGTCAAAGCACCTCGGACTGCATCGCTAATAGAGCTGACTATTTCCTCAAGGTCCCTGTAACCGCGGCGCTCGTATTCCAGCTTGCAATTCATCAAAAGCATGTGCATGACCGAAGCGTGCAGGACCAAGGCGGCGAAATTGCCGTCCGTTGTTTCCATAAGGTTTTCGATGTTTTCGAGCGTGTGCTCGGTCAGCATGTCGGCGTACTCAAGGATCTCCTGGTACTTCGCTTCTAAATTTTCAGCGGCCATACAACCCCCTTCTCGTGTAACCGCGGCATGAGCATCATCAACCGATGCAGCGGGATCTTCCCCGTTTTGATGTAGTGGTGGACCGTGCTTGGAGCCACCCCCAGGTACCGAGCAACCGCCCTGGTACCGCCTAGCGTTTTAATCATCTCTCTTGTATCCATGGCGTTAGAGTAACCGAACAGCGATGGTTACGCAACCCAGGGTTTCAACGGTTGCGAATAAAGGCGAACATAGGGGCGGACACAGGAGTGGACATAAGGGAGGACAGGGGGCGGACAGGGGGGAGAGTATTAGGAGATCAATGTTCTAAACTGGATCATGACTTCTCCTATGAGAGACCGGCTAAAAGCGCATAATCGCAGTGGATTTGGCCTGAACAATGCGCGACTTTTCGGACCGGACTTTCTCGTTAGTGTCCACTGGCGTCCAATGGCGTCCACCGCAACCCAGGGTTGCAACACCGCTTGACAAGGGTGTTCGATATATCTAACATCTTCGGTACGGCGTTTTGCCGTGAGAAAAGGAGAAACGATGGAAGACGATTTTTGGTACCAGCAGCAAATGGAAGAACGTGAGCAACGATTGGAAGACGCTTACGAACGTGCCCGAGCAGGTCTTGCAGATGAAGAAGACTGGGCTATTTTGCGTTACGAACTTGGACTACGAAAGGAAAGAGATGCTACTCAAAGCTGAAGCTAATACCGGTTTTACACCCACCCCTCCAGGCGTCTACATGGGACGCTGCTACCGGATCATTGATCTCGGTACGCAAGAAACGACTTGGCAGGGCAAGATCAAACACCAGCGCAAGGTCCTGCTGTCCTGGGAAATCCATGGCGAGGACGATAGCGGCAAACCACTTTTAACGGACGATGGAAGGCCTTTGATGGCCAGCAAGCGGTTTACTGCCAGCCTCGGAGAAAAAGCGGCTCTACGGGCCTTTCTTGAGTCCTGGAGGGGCAGGCCCTTTAGCGACGCCGAACTGAATGGCTTTGCTATCAAGTCGCTGCTTGGCCAGTGGGGCATGATCAACATCACCCAAGAGACTCGAGACGGCAAGACCTACTCGAACGTCGCAACCGTCATGCCGCTGCCACCAGCGCTTCGCAAGGTCCTGCCTGCTGGCCATAACGCCCTCGGGATCTTCTCGATGGATCAGTTCGAGCCCGACATGATGGACCTGTTCAACAGCTTCGGCAAAGGCCTCCAGGACGTTATCAAGGCTTCGCCCGAGTGGGGCGCTCTGCATGAGCTTCCTGCCAAGCAAGCTACGTCTCTTGCTGATACTGACGACGATATTCCGTTCTGATTTTAATAAAGGAAGATACATGGAAACCAAAATTGTTCCTGCGACCAGTCGCATGGCTGAGCGCTACCTCATGCCCACTTACCACCGGGAAAACGTGATGGCCGTACCAAGCTGGAAGAAGGAGGGCGTTTACGTCCTTCCCGGCAATATTGAAACGAGTGCCGAGGAGCTTGTAGTCAACGGATTTACCCCGAAGATCACGCCCCTTTGGTCGCGCTTTTGGATTGAGGTGCAGTCATGAAAAAGCGCAAGCCCATGAGCGAAGAGTCAAAGGCTAGGATCAGGGAAGGCGCCCAAAGGCGCTGGGCCGAATACCGGAGGATGAAAGAGTCTAAGACGACCATTCCTTACGAATTGTTCAAGCAGGCCCAAAACTTGGCTGCGGGGAAAAAGGAGGAGCCTGTGGCTTACATGCTAAAGGCCCCAGGCGGCGATCAGTTCCTGGTTACGAAGATCGGCGAACATTTCCGTAATTTCTTGAAAGACAATGGCTTTGAGATTTGGGCCGTCAGTCTGTCGAAAAAGCTATGATCATCAATACCAAGACGGCCGAGTCTGGCCACTGGTATACCAAGGAGGGTAAGCCTGCTTACACCATTGTCGGGAGTAACGGCAAGGTGCGCAACACGACCCTCCGGGATGCCAAAAAGCTCAAGCTTTTGCCCTCAGTCACGACGGTTATGTCAGTGGCTGCAAAGCCTGGATTGGAGGCCTGGAAGCAACAGCAGTTGCTTTTAGCGTCTCTTACCCTACCCAAGGGTGAGGACGAGAGCCTCGAGGACTATGCCAAGCGAGTGCTCGAGGACTCCCGCAAGCAAACCAGGGATGCAGCCGACCGCGGTACGGCCATTCACGCTGAGATACAGGCCTTTTACGAGGGCGATCTTGAGAAGATGAACGTGCCCTATGTCCGCAGGGCTGTTGGCGCCATACAGAGCCATTTTGGGGACCGGACGTGGATCTCTGAGGCGTCATTCGCTGCAACCCATGGCTATGGCGGGAAGGTTGATCTGCACTGCCATGACACGGTCATCGACATCAAAACCAAAGAATTCGCCCCAGGCGACAAGGTGGCACTGTTTGATGACCATTACATGCAACTTGCGGCCTATGCGGTGGGACTCAAGATCCACCCGCCCCGGTGCGCAAACGTGTTCGTTTCGGTTATCGACCCTTACCCAGTCATTGTCCTGGAGCACGACCCCAAGGACATCCAGAGGGGCTGGGAAATGTTCCTGGCACTGCTTAACTTTTGGAAAATTAGGAGCAACGTATGAGCATGGAAGAGAAGGTGGTGCGAAGCATCACGAAGACGCTGGATCAAATGAATATGGCCTATTTGGTATGCGGCGAACACGGTGAACTTATCAGCAACGACTTTCCAATTGAGGCGCTTGTAAGGGCGCTTAAGGCCATGGAAGCCGATTTTGAAATTAGGTACCAAGGAGAGCATTACATCAACAAAGAGCGGTTTGGCCGTAACATGATTTACAGGGAATTGATTGACGTCTTCGCCGAAATCAAGCCTGGGGAAATGATCATGGTCAAAATCCCTGAGCACTTGGATTTCGACAAGGCCAGGAACAGTATCGTCAATCACTTTAGGCGCCGTTTTCACCCTACGGTAAACACGCACAAGGTAGGCAACTCGCCAGACGATCGCCGATTGCAGGTTTATGTTGCGCCAATAATCACCGAGGAGGAAAAGCCCCTCACCAAGTTCCAGGAGTTCATGGAGGAGCTTAAGCCATAGCCATTCATCGGTCTGACGAACGGTAGCTGTTTTAGGGGGTTTATCCCCCTTTTTCATTTGACAGGTGGATAAATAAAGAGTCAAATACACCTACTGCGACGTGCAGTGAGAAACCGGAGAAACGACATGAAAACAGAAGCAGCAGTAATCGAAGCAGCAAGCGTTGACCAACTCGGCGCCCTCTTGGCTCAAATCGCCGACCTGCAAAAACAAGCCGATGCCATCAAGGATGCAATCAAGGACAGCGCATCAGCAGGCGGCGCTAAGTCGATCGAGGGTTCGCTCTTCAAAGCGACCTACATCGAGTCCGACCGCTCGGTGTTTGACAAGGCAGCCTTCGTTAAGGCTTTCGGTACCGAAGCTTACGAGCGCTTCACCAAGACGACCGCCGTGTTCTCGGTCAAAGTTACCAGCCGCTAACCAGGATATTCACATGAAAAAAATCGCGCCAAAATCTTTGTACATCGGACAACTAATCGTGCTCAACAAGCACGCTGAAGCCCAGGTCTACACAATCGCCGAGATCGAAGACCTGACCGTCACGGTTATGTGGTTTGAGGGTAAGCGGCTTTGCCTGAACGAAGTGGACGCAAGCCTTTGCTTTTACCCGGAGCTTGAGCAAATCGAATACAGCATCAACAGCAACGGCCGTCTCGCTACCGTCCGTGACCGCATGGAAGCACGTTTAATAGCAGCTTAATAACCAGGGGCTTCGGCCCCCTAACCAGGAGAGCATCATGGAAGAGTTTCAAGCAATGGACAACGTCGTAACCCGCTTCTTCGGCAACACTACAACCCAATCCCGTAAACGCGAACCACGGGCGATGCACACATCGATGTCGGTGCATAACATTGTGTCGGTCATCATTTCAGAGCCCGAGCTACTTGAGAAAGCAGACTGCCAAACGATGGACATCACCTTCATTGCCGAGAATGGCGAACGGGTCCGAATCGTGGTATTCGGCGACAACATCGACGTCGTAAGGAGTGAAAATGAAAATCCAAGTGCGGCATGACCCAACCCCCCTGGACACGCGCTCGTATGACTGGCGTGCCGTTCAGGAGGGCTATCAACAGGGCGATCGGATCGGCTGGGGGCGGACCAAGCTCCAGGCCATTCGGGACCTGCTCACCCAGCTTGAGATGGACCCCGACACAAAGGTGTCGGTTAAGGAGATCAAAGCATGAGCGAAAACAAAACAGCAAGGACACCAACGGATTGTGAGCCAGCGTTTCCTGTTGCACACACGTACCTAGTGCAATCAGGCATGTCCCTGCGTGATTACTTCGCGGCCAAGGCGATGCAAGCACTGGCGCAGGGGAATTATTTTGATGCAACCGCGAGGCAGGCTTACATGATTGCAGATGCCATGCTGAAAGCAAGAGTGGAATGAACCCCGGTCTGCGCGTGCGTGTCGGCAAGAAGCTTGGCATCCTTGAACATCTTCACCCGGACGGGACCTGCGCAGTCCGATTGATTAACGAAAACGAGTGGCCGTTTCCCGAGTGGGTTTACGTCCACCAATCCCAGGTTAAACGAGCCTACCAACCAAAGAGGAACTTAGATGAGTACGAAGAAGCCCCCTACTGACCGGTTCGATATGTTCGCCGCTGCTGCCCTTCAGGGTTTACTTGCCGGTGGTATATCGAACTACAACAAACCCGATGGCACCCCGATTGCCAGTCGAGCAGACCTTGCCGAGGTTTGCTTCTCTTACGCAAAATTTATGGTGGAACATGATCCAGATCAACTCTAATAGCAAGCAGGTGATCCTCGAGACCGAGACCTTCCCGGTCCAACTCTTCGGGGACTGGGACGAGGTCAACGAGTTCATCGACGCCCTTCAGAAAGTAGCCATGGAGACCTTTGGCAAGCCCTGGGAGAGCAATCATGGATGAGCGGATATACGACTCCAGGCCGAACGTGATCGACCGCTGGAGGCAGTTTCCGCAGCCCCACGACCCCAAGCGAACCGAGCCACTTGTTTCACCGAACTTCACCCCACCATCGGAGGACCCGTACTATGTCAACAAATGGACAAAATTCCGCGAAGAAAACGCGACGGGCGCGTGGTTTGAGCGGCAGAGAATTGATCGACAACGTAGCGAAAGCGGAGCTATGGAGACTGAGGCAGATCGAGGTGATGTACTTCGCCCTGCAAATGGCGATCATCGAGAAGACCGAGCTAAAAGACCGCATCGAAAAGCTTCAGCCCGATCATCCGATGGAGCTTGATCACATTATTCAGGACTACATCACAGAGCGGGTCTCAAGGGTCGCGCATTGAAGGATTACGACCCCTTTCCCGAGATTACGAAGGCGTACCAGGAAGCCAAGCTTGCCGTGCAAAAGAACACCGACGTGGATTACGCACTGCGCAAGCTTGCCCTAGTCGTGCTCGAACTTCGACTGCAAAAACAGAAAGAGAAAACCAAATGATGATTACCGTCGGGATGTTCACCCGATCCTCGAGGGAGTGGTCGCTGCTGACCGGCGTACCCCGGACAACCATTGAGTACAGGGTCAATGCAGGCTGGGAGCCCGATCGACTCTTCATTCGCAAGGACTGGGTCCTCGAGGGCAATAAGCGCTGCACAAAGTGCCATGCCGTCAAACCCATCAAGGAGTTCTACAAGCGATCCGGCCGCCCAGGCCACTTAGCACACTGCAAGGAGTGCAGAAAACATTATGGAAAAGTACGTTATCAGCAACGGGTATGAGGGGCTAGGCGACCGCCTGCAATGCCTATCTTACTGCCTGGATTTCGCGCTCAAGCATAACCGCATACTCAAGGTTAACTGGCGCGACAAGGTATGGGGCCACCGGTTTTATTCTTACTTCCACCTCGTGGATGTCCCGTATACGGATGAAAAAATATCGCTTACCGGCAAGTCAGTATGGCCACCTATCTGGGAGGCTTTGGGCGATAAAAGCTCAGACGACTGGGTATACGACATCAAGGAGGAAAAGCTTTCGCCAAGCACTTATGACGTGATCGTTCACTCTGGTATTGGCTTCAGGGCTTGGAACATGCCACTGCTTTCAAGGCACCTACGGGTCAGTTTTGAGATTGCAAACAAAGTCAAAAAGCATGACGTAGTTGTGCATTTGCGAGGGACCGACCGATACAACGAAGGCGCAAGTCTGTTTGACCTTTACGGCGAATCAGGCGACGCTCATGTCATAACCGATGACACAAGACTTGCCCAGCAATGGGCCGAAATCAGCCCAGAATCGACGATCTCATGCGTTGGTATAGAAGGACACCGACCGGTCCACAAAACAAATCCAGAGAATACTTATGACCGCAATTCGAAAGCTATTGTTGACTTCATGACGATTGCCATAGCAGGCGAGGCTTATTCCAACAACCCGGAGAGCTTGTTCTTCAAAATGGCAAGGAGCCTTGGAACCCCGGAGCTTATGCTTACGCCCGCTCCGGAGGAAAAGACCAAGAGGGTCCGATACTTTATTCGGGGAGCGTGATTGTCCGTTGGGGCTTATAGCGATCGTAAAGGTCAGTCAGAAACGGAACCGCCGCGGTCGTTGCAAGCCCAACCCCTCGCGTTAAGGGGTGGGGCACCAAGCCTGCAACGCCGCCAAGAGCGCCGATCGCACTTAAAGCTGCACCGGGCATATCGCCTTGCATGTACCGGTCATAGGCGTCATAGGCCGAATAGCCCGCTCCTGCGCCGCCTAGAGTTCCTAATGCCGAGCCTTTGAATAACCCTGTCATCCTGCCGCCAGGACGCTCTACACGCTCAACGGGCAAGCCTTGGCGAACCTCTCCCACGACGGGAACATTCTTAGCGCGATCAATAAGGCGCTGGGAAAGCTGGGGGGACTCGTCAGGACCAGGAATCCCGTAAAGCTTGGCCATCCTTCCCGAGATCTTGCCTTGAGGCATAGCCCTTCGATAATCGGTAGCTGCCTCAGAGACGGTTCCGACTCCGGGCTTTACATAGCCCGTGACCTTGCTGGCCCACTTTTCACCAGGGGTCATGCCTTGGGTTAGCTTTGCGAGATTCTGGTCCCTAGCGGCCCTCTGAGCCTCTTGGAAGGCATCAAAGCGCCTTTGCTGCAAGCCACGCCTAAGATCCGCTCCAGCGCCGCTTAAAAGGGCTCCAGCAGGCGCTCCTACCGCGGCAGACGTGACACGACCAATGGCAGGATCGTCGGGTTGATTGATCTGCATTTGATCGATCTGCTGGGCCAGCCTTCTTGCTTCAAGAGCCGCTTCGCTTTCGGCAGGTTCGCCTTCTTGGCTTGGCTGAGCGGCCGGTATGACACCGCCTTCAATCTGCTGCTTAAGTCTTCGTGCTTGGCCAACAGCGTCAAACGGATAAATCGCATTCACTTGGTCGGCATAATCCATGTTGGGCGGGTTGTCCATCTTGGCAAGCCTTGGTCCGCCGTTATAACCGACCAAAGCTTTTCGGACGTCGCCGCCAGTAAGGTCGAGCATTTCCTTGAGGTACATGACCCCGCCACGGATGTTGTCGTCCATTTTCTTTGGGTTCACGCCCAAACCCTTAGCGGTGGCAGGCATAAGCTGCATGACGCCAATAGCACCCTTATTGCTTTTCTGAGCCTGGGAGAATCCAGACTCCACTTGAGCAACTGCAAGAGCCAGTTGAGGATCAACGCCCTCCTGCTCAGCGGCCTTGATGACTTTATCGGCTATGCGACGCTGGGACTCGTTAAGCTTTTCAAGATCGACCATTTAGACTCCCGCTACTTTCCTGGCTTCAGCAAGCTTACCCCTCATTTCAGGGAAGAACTCGCGCATCGAACCATCGAGCGCATTGACGTAATTTGCACGAATGCGCTTGTACTCATCCGAGTCGTACATTTGCCTTGGGTCGTACTGCTTGGCCTCGGAGCGCCTTCTCAGAAGGTCCCCAACCTGCTTGTCGAACTTGGCCATTTCTTGAAGGGCCAGGGTCTTCACAAGGTAGGCCTTGATCGGATCATTGGAAAGGCTTGGCAAAAGCTGGCCAAACAAGACACGCTCGTAGTTCGATACCTGACCCTCGCCCTTGCGCTCTGCTTTATTCAACAGAGAATCTAGTCTGCGCTCAGATTGCAAGAGCAATGACGCTGCATCCAAGCCTTGCTGCTGCAAGTACCTTTGAGCTTCATCGTTCGAAATTCCGCGCTCTTTCGCGACCCTGGCGACCATTTCAGGATTGGCTCGTACCAACCGCCTCATGCCGTCCTCAAAGCCTCCGATAGTGACGTTCGTGCCACCAACACGGATGCCCTCCTTAATGAATTGCGCAAGGGCGTACTGACCTCCAGGCTTGTTGAAGATCCCAACCGCATAGGGGTATGCCGAGGCCAATTGCATCATTTGCTTGGCTTCTTGCTGGAGGGAGTCGGCCTTGTCGTAACGAGTAAGAATCGGCGCACGGGCTTCCTTAACCTCGCCGGTCAGCATCGAGATATTCTCTTCGGTCTGCTTGGACTCTGCCTTTTGGCGCTGCTCCCTTTCTCCCGCAGTCTCAAACCTTGGTCCCGCAGCCGCTTGCGAAGGCGCCTCTGAAGCTGGTTGCATAGCAGGCTGCTGAGCAGGCGCTACAGTTGTCGAATCGAGCGGTCTTGGTGGCGCAATAGCCCCTATCCTCTCGCCAAGGCCTGGGATCAAGCGCGTAAGGAACTTGGCGGCCTCGACTGGTCCATTAGCGTCCAGAAGACCTCGATACTTCATGAAATCGCCTGTCGTCATTGAAACATTGCCGCTAAAGTTTCCGATGCTAATCGGGAACTCTTTGACCTCAGCCAATGTTGCGGGATTCTGTATCCAATTGCCGCCCTGAGTGTAAATAGCGTTACCAACGACCCGATCGCTTTCGCGCTGGAACTTGTTAACCGCAAGCCACTCGTTTATGGCCTCCTTGGCCTTTTCAGGAGACAAAAAGGAATTAGCTACTTCTATAGCTTGGTCGATAGGCAAGCCGAAGAAACCGCTAAGACGATTTGACGGGGCGCCTTGAGGGGTGCCTTGAGCAGCGCCCTGAGGAACGCCTTGACCTTCTTGCGCGACGGCAGCCTCGCTGGCGGCCCCCGACCCTGGTGCAGCTTGAATATTAGCCCCAGGAAGACGTCCAGACCTTAGGGCGTTGAGCGCCAATCCTTCTTGCTGGTTTAGACGGCTGTTAGCAAGATCAACGCGCATCTTCATCATGCTCGGGATCATCTTCTCCTGCTCACTGCGCTGCCTTGAAGCTTCCGCGCCTAAGTTTGCAAGAGCACTGCCAAACGATCCGGTCGCAGTTGGCTGGCCAAAAGCGAAGAGCAGGCGGGATATATCGTAGCCCTCGCCACTGACTCGACGCTCGAGAGCGTTAATCATGTCTTGCGTGGCTTTTAAGGCGTCCTGCCGTGCCTTTGTTAGATCAGCAAAGGGGTTTGCTTGGCTTAAACCGCCTGGAGCGGGTTGCCGATTAACCGGAAGCTGAAAATTCTTGGGGTCAATGCCACCGCCAAGCATGCCGGTTTCTTCAGCATCCTCGCCCTGAAACATTTCGAGAGCCATCGTTATCTCCGATTAAGATCAGCCACCGGGTTTATTACCAAACAATCTACCAATAGCGTCTACTGCGCTAGTCCCGGCCTTTATAATTCCTTCGATCGCCGATGCGCCCGTGCCGCCAGTGCCTGTTGGTGCAAACAAACCTGCAAGCGTACTGACCTGCTGCAATCCCGACGGGCTGTACTGAAGACCGGCAAGCGGACCTTCATAGGTCGACGAGGTGTCAGTGGGCATCGTGTAGCCCCTCATAAGGCCTGAGACGGCCTGCGCGGTCTGCAAGGGGAAGTTCTCTTCGCCTTGGGCGATCGCTTGCTGCTGGGCCCCTAATGAGGCCAGATTCTGCAATTCTGCGATGTTCATGCCGGACTGAAGCTGGCCAAGGGCACCCATGGTTTGAGCGCCTTGCATATACCGACCAAGATCACCCGCCGCAAGCTTGGACGCCATGTCATAGCCCTGGGATAAGGCACCGGACTGAGCACCAAGAATATCCGCAAGAGCCTGACGCTTAGCAATACCTTCCTGCTGAAGACCGCGCTTGCCACCAAATCCACCGGTCCCAACGCCAAGGCCACCCATTCCGGGCAGAGCCTCTTTCATTTGACGCTGACCTAGTCGGTTGATCTCCGAGACAACGTCCTTGATGTAGGGGTTCATATAACCCCCGCCCATCGTGGTCGTCTCGCCAGTTACAGGATCGGTGTAGTCATAGCCCTGCAATTGCTGAGCGGTTGTAGCACCACCGGCCTGACCAAACCTCGAGGCGGCGTCCAAGTATCCCTGGCCACCAAACATGCGATTCTTGGCCTCGTCAAAGGCCGTGGTTTGCAGTTCTTGTTGCCCAGCGTATTGAGGGGCCTCAGTGCCAAGGAAGCCCTCGCCAGCACTGCCAAGCTTCTTGAGGTAGTCGGTATAGAACCCAGGCGCCGTAGTCGACTGGGCTTGTTTGATATTGACGGGCGGTGGCGCTGAGCCTTGGGTCCAATCGAATGGCATGATTACCTCGCGCTTTCTTTCAAGTATGCCAAGGGTGACTTAGCCTTTGGCGGAATTTTATTGACCGGTGCGGCACGCTTATGTTTACGGATTGCCTCACGCATCTTGTCGAGCTTTGCGGCGCCTTCCTTCGAAGAGCCGTCACCAAGTGCAGCAACAATATCGGCGTCCATCACATACTCGCCATCCGCTAACAGTGCGGGAATAAGGTCATCCTGACCGCCACCGGCACCGCCAACCGCATAACCCTGCATTCTCCTCGAATCCGGGGTGCCTGCAAAGCCATTGGTCTCGGCCATCTTCATCAATCCGCCCATGGCTTTTTGCTGAGGCTTTTCAGGTTGGCCGCCGGTCCTTGGCTGCTCACCCAAAAGCTCGTCAGCATCGACCTGCTCAAGCGCCCCCTTAACAGTCGTGGAGGGCTCCATCGCCCTTTGATCCTCTTCGGATAAGTCGACCTTCGCGTTGGCAGCAATTTGCGAGATCAGCTTCTTGCTGATGCCCATCCTCATAAGGGTTTGCACCAAGCTCTCAGGGAGATTGGAGATTGTCTTCTCTTTCATAACCGGCGCCGCCGCTAAAAAGGTTGGTGATAACGATGGGATGTTCTTAAAGCCTGCGTTGCCCGATACAGCGGCCGATGGGTAGTAACGACTTCCGCCACCTCCGCCATCTCCGGCGCCCGAGCCAGATCCAGTTCCCGTTCCGGTCCCTGTGCCCGTTCCTGTCCCAGTTCCGGTACCAGTTCCGGTGCCAGTGCCCGTTCCCGTTCCGGTGCCAGTTCCTGTACCTGTGCCGGTCCCGGTTCCCGTTCCTGTACCTGTGCCGGTTCCCGTACCGGTTCCTGTCCCTGTCCCCGTTCCAGTCCCTGTTCCCGTGCCCGTACCGGTTCCGCTTCCGGACCCACTGCCGGACCCACTGCCTGAACCTGTGCCCGTGCCAGTTCCAGTACCAGTACCAGTACCAGTGCCGGTTCCTGTCCCAGTTCCAGTTCCTGTTCCAGTGCCCGTTCCAGTCCCGGTCCCCGTCCCAGTACCCGTGCCCGTTCCCGTACCAGTACCAGTACCGGTCCCAGTCCCTGTGCCGGTGCCCGTCCCTGTACCGGTTCCTGTACCAGTCCCTGTACCAGTCCCTGTACCGGTTCCAGTCCCTGTACCGGTGCCTGTACCCGTGCCGGTTCCTGTCCCAGTTCCTGTCCCAGTTCCCGTCCCAGTTCCTGTACCTGTTCCTGAGCCCGTTCCCTCGGTTGGCTTTTCGGCTTCGCCGGTCTTGGTCTCGCCGGGCTTAACTTCGCCGCTAGTTTCGGCATCGACCTTAACAGCGCCATCCGTGCCGCCGGTTGTAACTTTGCCGCCACCATCCGTAGCATCGCCACCCGCCGGACCGCCCGTTGGGCCGCCCGCAGGGCCACCGCGAACGAGATTGCCGTCCTTGTCGAATGTAAACGAGCCGAGGATGTTGTTAATCCTCTCGTCGCTAAGCCCACCAGCGCGACCAAGCTTAGCTATCTCGTTGCGATTAAAAACGTAATTGGGATTATCAGCAAAGGTTTGGCCAACCGAAGCCTTTAAGGCCTCATCAGACTGACCTGCAAGATTTTGGCCTTGCGGCTTTTGCGGACCCTCAACCTGAGCCTGCTTGGCATCTTGATCTTGCTGAGAAATAGGGCCGGTAATCTTGTTAATTTGAGCGTCAATATTGCTACTGGCAGCGTCTTGATTAGAGCTACTGGACGAGCTTCCGCCTTTATCAGCACCTGTTGCCTGGGATAATGCGCTGCTAGAGTCTGTTGAATCGCTCCCAGAAAGACCACCTCCGGGCTTGTCTGGACCCGTGGTTTTTACCTCCCTCGGCTTCTCAATCCATGGGTAATCGTCAATCGGGACGTCTTCAAACTCCCGGTATGGCGTAAACGGTTTGTCAACCACCGTGTCGGTGGCAAATTCGTTGTAAGGCGTAAATGGGCGATCAGCCGTCTTGGTAAGGTCGAATTCGTTATAAGGCGTGAATGGCTTATCAAGCTTTGTGGACGATACGGTTAACGCTGGCGTCTTATCGGCATACAAGGGCTTGGTCTCATACTTTCCAATATCCTTTTGGAAGTCCTTGATGTAAGCCTGCTTATCAGCCTCGGTCC